TTTTTAATTTGTTTTTTATCAAGTTCTGTCTTCTTTAGACTGAAATATCCAAACATTTTTTTCATAAAACTTATCTTATTCACCAATTTATATGATTTATCTACTTTATTATCTACTTCGTTTACTTCTTTGTTAATATGGTCTATTTTATTACCTTGCTCGTTTAGAGAACTTAATGTATCTGTGGCTATATTAGCAGTTTCAACCAAATTTTTTTTAATATTATTATATAATTTTTGAATTTCATCTTCCTCTTCTTCTTTTTTAACTGAATTCATTCTATTATAATATATTTATATGGTATATAAGTATATATAATAATGTTTAACTTTTCATTAGAAAAAATTAATAACATGATTACACTTGATTTTGAATATGTTATGATGATCGTTGTAGGATTTTATATTTTATTTTATTATTGTTTATGTGATATGCGTATGGATAAACCAGATTTTAAAAATATATTACTTTTAGTTGGATTTCATTCAGCACATCTGTGTATTGTAAAAAAATTCTATAAACAAGGTGACACTGCTATTGCTATGTTATTAGTTTTAGCACCTATGATTCTTTATAAAATGTATAGCATATACCAAAGAAAACAACAAAAAGAACATGATATGAAAATGGCTATGATTATGGCACAATTACAAGCATTACAAGTAGCACAAAAACAAGCCCAAGCAACTCAAGTATCCCCAGAACAAGTAGCATCTCAACAACAAGCTAATCAACAACAAAGACAATATAATAATTTAAATAGAAACTTACAAGGTAATCAAAACGGACAAGCACCATTAGCACATCCACCTACTGCAGAATTCACAGGACAAGGTATCTCTAAATCTGGTATTGAAAATTTTACTGACATCAGACCTACACAAATTATTAAAACTGTTAATATATCTGGAAATCAAGAAGCACAAGTAGTTAATGAAACTGTCTCACAAGATGATTTCTCACCTAATTATAATTGTATCCAATCTGGTGGTCTATTTGAAGGATTCGTTAATAATAGCAATTCTGCTATCGGAGTTGGTGCTTTTGATGGAAATGCTTATTTAAATCCAAGTTTCGCTAGTTCTTTTTTTTAAATAATTAATGAATATAATGGAAGAATTTTTATTTAAAAGTGGAAGTGCTTATATCTTTATTATTCATAAACAGAATTCTAAAATAATAAAAAAAACAATTTACAGAAAAAAAGAAGATAAATTTAATAAAGAAATTAAAGCATTAACTTTATTAAATAAATATCAACATTTTCCTAAAATTATTAAAACTGATGAAAATAACCATTCCATATATATGACTTATTGCGGAAACAGAATTACAAGAGATAATATGCCTGATAATTGGGAAATACAAGTTCGTGATATTATTAAATTTATCAACGAAACTAGTATAGTACACGGTGATATTAATCCTAGAAATATATGTATATATAAAAATATTATATATTTAATTGATTTTGGTAATATTAGATTTTATAAAGATGATTTCTTTATTTTAAAAGATTTTATAAAATATAGAGAAAAACAACATCGAAAATTATATAATATATGTGCTGCAGTTTCAAGAAAAGAAAATCCTTGGAAAATTATTTAAATTTTTATTGATGTTCATAATTTTATATCCTTTAATAATATTATAGGATATAGAATGAATTCCGCCCTAGTATTTTCAATAATTTCCCTAGGTCTTCTAGCAGGAATGAATTTAGTAGAATATGATGTATCATATGTTAAATCTACTATTGACGGACAAACTCATTTAGTTAGAAATGATGAAAATAGAGAACAAGCCGCTGATCTTATTGCTAGAATTAAAGCCAAATTTAGAAAAATAATCGATTATTTATATAAAAATTATAAAACACATCCTATTTTTGGAAAAGCTGTATGGAGATTAAAAACAAAATTTAAAAGTAATAATATTCAAGAATCATCACCTCATAGCAAATATACTTCATTTAGTGTTAATAAAGGTGAAGAATTACATTTCTGTATTAGACCTAAAGATAAACAATTCGCTAAAAAATTAAAATTTCATAAAATTAATACTCTTATGTTTGTCGGTATTCATGAGTTAGCACACATAATGTCTGTATCTTACGGACACAATAGAGAATTTCATCGTAATTTTATTTTTTTATTAAAACAATGTGTTAAAATTGGTGTATATAAAAAACAAAATTATAGAAACAAAAGTGAAAAATTCTGTGGTATTGAAATTAATAATACTCCTTTACCAGACAAATATTTTGAAGAAAATTAAATTATCATAATTAAAATAAATATATCAATTTATATTATAAATTGTTATGGTTATTGCTACAATTACTAACTTAACTAAAAATATTTTAAATAATCAAAAAGATATTTTTAATAGAATTTGTTCACCAGCAAAAATTGAATATATTATAGCACTTATTGCTATTGTTTCTTTATCTGTTTCTTGTTTAACTGAAAGTTCCGGTTCCACTTTTGATGATGTTTGTTCTGAAATATTACCATATACCATTGTTTCTAGCATTTATATTTATATTCTTAATATTTTATGTAAAGGTGGTGCTTCCTCTATTGCTTGGTTTATTGTTCTCTCTCCTGCTATTGCTTTAGTTGTTAGAGTTATGACTAAAACTTCTTTATTAAAATCTGAATTATTTGAAGAAGAGCAAGAAGAACAATTTGATGTTGTCGATCAAATGATGAAATCCACTATTGTTGATAACAATAAAGAAGATTATTATGATGATGATGAAGAAGATGACAGTGAAGATTTTGATGAAGATGATGAAGATGAATTTTATAATGGAGAAGATTTTGAAGATCCAGCAGAAGATGAAGATTTTAAAAAAATCTGGGATGGAAAATGAAAAAAAACACAATAAAAACAGAACTTAATACTAATTTATTTTTAAAAATTTTGTTAATTACTTATATATAATACGTAATTACCATGGTTTTAAATATGATAAAAAAAATATCTAATAAAATTATTGAAAATCAGACCAGTATATTTGCTAATTTATGTACACCAGCACAAATTGAATATGTAATTGGAATTATTAGTATAGTCTCATTATCTATTTCTTGCTTAACTCAAAGCACTTCTTCTAAAATTTCTGATGTATGTACTGAATTATTACCATATATCATAACTGTCACCATAGTAACATTTATTCTCAATACATTATGCAAAGGAGGAGCATCTTATATCTCATGGTTTATGATAATTTTACCTATTGTTCTCATTATTACTTCTATAACTTCTAAAAAAACACCTGAAGAAAGATTTAATTATGAAGTTCCAAAACCAGCACTCAAAATGTTCCTTTATCCAAAAGAAGATATGGAAATTGATGAAGAAAATAATGAAGATAAAGTTGAAATTATTTTACCAGAAGGAAAAGATGCAATCAAAATTCGTGAAAGTGATATTCAAGAAATTGGAATTGATCCTAAAAAAATTAAATCTATTCAAAAACATGATGATATTGTGTTCGTTTTATTTATTAATTCTGATTGTACTGGAAATCGTCAAATATATAAAGAAGATCTTTCTAAATTAAGTTCTAAATGGAAAAACAGAATTGGTTCTATTTATCTTTTTAGAAAAGCATCTTTTAAATCTCTCTCTGGAATACCAGTTCAAGTTTTTGAAAAACCTGAATACGAAGGAAAAAGTGCTTCATTATGGGTATTACCAACTGAAAAAGTAGCATATTATAATAAAGCCGCTTTAAAATTTTTAAAAATTTCTAATAATGAAATCAGTTCTATTAAAAATCCTAAAAATATGTGGAATATTCAAGTATTTAAAAAAGATGATTTTAAGGGTAAATTCAAAGTATATCAAGAAGACCAATTTGAATTAAATAAAGAAATTAATAATAAAATTACATCAATTAAAATTACTAGAAATATCAAAAATTAAATAACCTATAGGATTTTATTTCATTTTTAAACTTTAGGCAAATTTTTTTTATCATTTATAAGTATATAATTAATAGTAAATGGTCGTCAAAACTATCAAAAACCTGGCATCTAACGTTGCCCAAGATGTTAACTCTATTGTTAAAAATCAAAAAATATACTACGCTTCTTTATGTACTCCTGCTAAAATTGAATACGCTATATCTGTTGTCGGTATAGCATCCCTTGCTATCTCTTGTTTAACCAACGGTTCTGGTTCTAAACTTGATGATACTTGCATGGATGTTCTCCCATACCTCATTGTTTCCGCTATCTTCGTTTTTATCCTCAATGCTTTATGCAAAGGAGGAGCATCTATAGTTTCTTGGATTATGATTATCGCCCCATTATGCGCTCTTTTCATTTCTGTATTCAACAAATCTCCAAAAGAACCTACTGAAGGATTTGAAAGTCCATCTAAAGCATTAAAAGAATTTAGAGCTGCTATGGACGAAGCATCTGAAAAATTCAACTCTGATAGAGATGATGATGAAGAAGAAGATGATGAAGATGATGATGAAGATGAAGATTATGATGATGAAGATGATGATGAATTATTCACCCTTGCAGATATGGAAAGTTATGAAGACCAAGAACCATACGCCGACAGAGACCAAGCTGATATGCCACAAATCCCAAAAAAAAAAAATGAATATAAAGCTGAAAAAAAATCCAAAATACAAGGAGCAGCACAAGAAAACTTCGGTGTCCTCGATGATATCGCTGATGTCTTAGAACAAAAGAAAAACGAAGCATATAATGCTATCCAAAAAATTAAAGATACCATCACTGGCGAAAAAAAAGAAGACTTCGGTGTTCTTGATGATATAGCAGATGTTATTGAACAAAAAAAGGCTCAAGCACAAGAAGCATACGGTAAAGTCCAAAAAACTATTGGAAAACTTCTTGCTGGTGACCAAGAACAATTCGGTGACATCAAGCCAGCATCTTACTATAGATATTAAATTACTTGCAGTAGTTATCGCTTGATTTCATATATTAAATTTTCTTAATTATACATTTTTTATATAATTAATTAAATTTATTACTCTATTTAAATTGCTATAGTTTCTAATTCCTCACTATCATCACTATAATAGTCTGTAAAAACTTGTTCTCTATTTGCTAAATCTTTTTGTTGTCTTGCTTCTCTAGAAAAACGTTTATTTATTGATTTTTGGACTACTTCTTCTCCTACTATTTTCTCTTCTTCTTCACTTTCAACTACTTCTTCTTCATCGGAGGTTTCAACTGCAGCAGCAATTAAATTTTCTATTTCTTCTATATTCTTTAATCTTTTAGCATCTATACGTTCTTGTTTCTTCTCTTCTTCAGTTAATTCTCTGATTTTATTTTTGTCAGCATTTAGAATAATTCCTTTTTCTTGGGCGTCACTTATTACAGCTTCTTCCTGAGACATTTTTGGAATATTCATAATACTTTCAGAACCTGGAATTAAATTCATAAATCCACCCGGTCCTGCTTGTCTTTTTGAAATTAATGGTAATGATATTTTGATATAATCATCTAATCTTTGTAAATTTTCATATGTTGCAAATGCTTGTTGTAAAGTATAAGCTCCATTTTTTTGGGCAATTTCTAAAGCTTTATGAAGATTTTTAATAATTTCTAAAATAATTTTAGGATTTTCTTTTACTTTGTCCATTTTATATTATTTATTTCTATATTTTTTTTGAAAATTTAAACAAATAGATATTAAAAACTTTAAACTAATTACTATTAAATGACTATTAAAATTAGTAATACAGAAGGTATCGCATTTTTAAATACATTAAATGATAATTCAATTGATTTAATACTGACTGATCCACCTTATATTATATCCAATGATAAAACTGGAATGAATAAACATTATAATAATATTAAAAATAATCTAGAATCATTAACTAAAACAGAAGAAGAATGGGATAATTTTTGGAAAAATTATATTAAAGTTAATAATATTGATGAAATTGATGAAAATGTTTTAAAACTTAAAAAGAAACAGAAAGCAAATTATTTAACATATGGAACTATATATGGAAAAAAATTTGCAGTTAAAACTGATTATGGACAATGGGATAAAGATTTTACATTAGAAATATTAGAGCAATTTATTAAAACTTTTTATTTAAAATTAAGAAAAGGTGGAACTTGTATTATTTTTTTTGATTTATGGAAAATTACTGATTTAAAAAATTTACTTGAAAAATATAAATTTAAACAAATTCGTTTTATTGAATGGATTAAAACTAATCCACAACCATTAAATAGTAAAAGAAATTATTTAACAAATTGTAGAGAAATTGCTTTAACTGCAGTTAAAGGTGGAAAACCGACTTTTAATTCTAAATATGATAATGGTATTTATAAATTTCCTTTACAAGGTGGAAAAAATCGTTTTCATCCAACACAAAAAAGTATTAAACTCTTTGAAACTCTTATACAAAAACACTCTAATGAAGGAGATTTGATTGTCGATCCTTTTTTAGGTGGTGGAACTACTGCTATTGCATCTAAAAATATCAATAGAAATTTTAAAGGTTGTGAAATTTCTAAAGAATATTATGATAAAATCATTAAAAATTTAAATTAAATTAAAATTGAAATATATTAAAAATAATTAAAGAATTCCAAATTAATATATTTATAACTAATCAAAATGACTACTAAAGAAACTATTCCTACCGAAACTATTCCTACTGAAACTGTTGTAGATACTTCTACAACTGATTATAAATTTGATGCGGATATTTCCCAACTTATGTATCTTATTATTAACTCTGTTTATTCTGATAAAGAAATTTTCCTAAGAGAGTTGATTTCTAACTGTTCTGATGCTTTAGATAAAATTCGTTATGCTTCTATTACCGACCAAGATGTTCTTAAAGAAGAATCTGAATTAAATATCAAGATTAAAACTAATACCGAAAACAATACTTTAGTTATTGAAGATACTGGCATTGGTATGTCAAAAGAAGAACTTATTTCTAATCTTGGAACTATCGCCAAATCTGGAACAAAACAATTTCTTAAAACTCTTGGGGCACAAGATGATTATAGTCTTATCGGACAATTTGGTGTTGGATTTTACTCTGTTTTCCTTGTTTGTAATAAAGTTGAAGTTAGATCCAAACAAACTAATGGTTCAGAACATATCTGGACTTCTGATTCTGGAACTAGTTTTAGTATTACTGATGTATCTGATGATAACCAAGAACTTAAAAGAGGTACTAGAATTACTATTCACCTAAAAGAAGACCTAAAAGAATATGTTGATGAATGGCGTATCAAAGCTGTTATTGAAAAACATTCTAAATTTGTAAGTTATCCTATTTCTCTTTTATGTACTAAACGAGAAAGAAAAGAAGTTCCACTTGAAGATGGTGAAGAAGAAGAAGAAGAACAACCAGAACAAAACGAAAATGATGAACCTGTTATTGAAGATGTAACTGAAGAAGAAAAAGAAAAACCTAAAACTAAATTTATTGAAGAAACTCGTCAAGAATGGGATGTTCTTAATGCTACTAAACCACTCTGGATCCAAAATAAATCTGATATTACTAATGAACAATATAATGAATTCTATAAAGCGATTACTCACGATTGGGATGATTGTTATTCTCACCTTCACTTCTCTGTTGAAGGTAATACTTCTTTCAAATCGATTCTATATCTACCAAAACATAAAGGGTTTGAACTATATTCTCCTAAAGCGGCTACAAGTAAAATTAAACTATATGTCCGTCGTGTATTTGTTCTAGAACAATGTGAAGAACTGATGCCTGAATATTTACACTTTGTTTCTGGTGTTATTGATTCTGATGACCTTACTCTTAATATTTCTCGTGAAATTCTTCAAAAAAGTAATACTCTACAAAAAATTAGAAAAATCCTTGTCAAGAAAGTTATTAAAATGATGACTAAACTTTCTGAAGATGAAGAAAAATGGAATAAATTTTATTCCGAATTTCATAAAAATATTAAATGGGGTATTAATGATGATCAGGCTAATCAAAAAACACTTGTTAATTTACTCCAATGGCACGAATCTCTTGGAGATGAAAAACCAACTACTCTTAAAAAATATGTTGAAAATATGAAAGAAGACCAAAAACATATTTACTACATCACTGCTGAAAATGAAGACCAAGCACTTCGCTCTCCTTTCCTTGAAAAACTTAATAAAAAGGGATATTCTTGCTTACTTCTATGCGACGCTATTGATGAATATGTTACACAAAGTCTTACTGAATATGATGATAAAAAACTTATTAATGTCACTAAAGGTAATCTTGATTTTGATTTAACTGAAGAAGAGAAAAAGGAACAAGAAGACCAAAAACAAACTTATGATGACCTTTGTACTAAAGTTAAAAATGTTCTTATTGAAAAAGTTGACAAGGTTATTATTTCTCAAAAAGTTGTTAATTCTCCTTGTATTATTTCTACTGGTGAAGGAAGTTGGACTGCAAACATGGCTCGTATTATGAAAGCACAAGCTCTCAGAGACAATCAAGTTAATGCTATGAATCAATCTAAAAAAATATTTGAATTAAATCCCAATAGTAAAACTATTAAATTACTTAAAGAAAAGGCTGACAAACTTAACGATACTAATAAAACTGAATTCACTAATATTGTTAACTTACTATTTAATACTTGTAATATTGTATCTGGATTTAATGTTCTTAACCCAGAACAATATTCTAAAAAAGTATATAATCTCATTAATCTTGGATTAGGTGATGATGATGATAATAACGATGATAATGAAGATCAAGAGGAAGTTCAAGAAATAGAAGTTGATCTTGAAAAAGAAGTTGAGGAAATCACTCTTGATGAAGATGATAATATGGAATCAGTAGATTAATTTGGATATGCTATCCAGTCATTGAATATACTGACACGTTCTATGGAATAATTTAATTTTTTTAATTGTTTAAAAATTACAGAATTTGTAAAATCTGCATCTTTAAAAAGAATTACTGGTTTATTTTTTTTTATTGTTTTTATTGAACCAGCTAATACTTCTTCAAAATCCCAATCTAATTTGATTAAAGAAACTTTAGCTCCAAATTTAATAGAATCTATCTTTTTTATAATAATTTTTTCACATTTATTATCACGGATGCCATCTTGTTTTGCTATTTTAATTTCACCAATTAAATTAATAAAACCTTCTTTTTTATCATCATCTTTTTTACAAAAGACTATTTCTTTATCAGCATATGGTAGAGCATTAAAAATTTTTACATTTTCAATATCATTTATATCAATATTTAGTTTTAATTGTTTGAACATTTCCTTTTGTGGTTCAAAAGCATAGACTTCTTTAAAATATTTTGATAAATATAAAGTATGAATTCCAATATTTGCACCCACATCTAATGCTATACCTTTCTCATTCTTATATTTTGAAAAATATTGGTGTAAATATCCTTCCCAATTATAACCTGATTTAAGTGGCATTGTTAGAAGAGATTGATCTGGATTTATAAAATATTGATACTCATTTACTTTACATAAAATATACTTATCACTTGATTTACATTTATTTTGTTTGGTTAATGCTCTTATATATGATTTAAATATTACGATTAAAAATTTGATACTATTATAGATACTATCACTATTATATAAAAATACTTTAGTCACAATAAAAAAAAATATTAAAAAGAAAATACAAAGATTTATTGAAGTGTATTTGAACATTTTACTATATTATAACTTAATTTTATTATTTTTCAAATTTATAAAAATTAAATTAAAATTGATTTTTTCCTATTTTATTATTAAAACTAATTTAAAAATATTTAATAAAAAAAAATGACTGATAAAATAAAAGAAATGACTGATAATAAAATTATTGATGATACTGAATTCCCTCATAGTTCCGAGGATCATGATGTAGTTGTTAATCTTCCTGATAATCTGAATGAACTTATTCGTAAATCAACAGATATTGATGATTTATCTTCTTGTTCATTTGCTACGCAAGAAAAGTATGAAGACTCTGATGGAGAAAAACAGGCAGAAGTAATTTCATCTGAAAATGAGAATGTTGATTTTGATACAAGCACGGTTATTCTTAACCCTGCTGATTTTATTGATCCAGAAATTGAAACTGTTATTCAATATGAACTTGGTTCAGATTCAACTATTGTACAGAATGAATGTGTTAATATTGCTGATAATGATGAAGAAGATAAAAAGGAACCAGAATCTGCTGATATTGAGAAACCTGGTACTACTCAGGTATCTCATGAAACAGTTCAAGATGAACTTCATGATGAAGTTGCTAAAGTTCCTCAACTATCTCCTAAATTTATCATTAAGAAACAAAAATCCATTAATGAGCGACTTAAGCCACTCCTGGATGAACAATTTTATGATGGTCCTCGTCTAGAAAAACTTGCTAAGAGAATGAAAATTCTACCTCAAGTTTTTGATGTTGCAAAAAATATTGCTAGTGTTAAACGAAAACATCCTGAAGTTTATACAATGAAACAATTTGATACATTTAATTTCACATATCATGATGAACTTAGACATCGGTTTGAACTGAATAAAAAGAAAGGATATAATGCTACTTATAATACTCATCTTAAGAAAGAAGCGAAACGTTATCAAACTGAAGATGCTAAAATGATTTCATTTGTTAGAGATATTTATAAAACTTGCAAATTACTATGTACCCAATATGAGGATATGGACTTTTGCTAAATTTTAAATCATTTATTTAATATTTATTCATTCGGGACTGGAGTTGGTGGTTTGTGATATTTTTTAAACATATCTTTTAATTCTTCTTTTAATTCTTCTTTTAATTCTTTTTTAAGTAATTCTTTTTTAAGTAATTCTATTTCTTTTTTAAGTAATTCTTTTTTAAGTATCAAATTTCTCTTTATTCTGATTATAACAATTATAGAATTCATTTAATGTTGTTTTCTTTAATTTATTTAATTCTTTTTCATTATCATCATCATAAATTATGTCCACTTTTTCTAAAAAATCGGTTTGAAGTTGATCCAATTCTGTATTATCATCTAAATCATTAATATTTTCATAAAAATTTAATAATTCTTCTACATTTTCATCTCTATTATATATTTCATCCATCACGTCTTTACTATCACGAAGTTCCCATTTATTCGCATTCCTCACATGAATATTATTACGACTTTTATTTGTATATTTAATTGTTAAATTTTCTGGTTTTTCTGGATTACAATATTTAAATTTAATATATTTCTGTAAACCATCAATACCATTTCCAATAAAACGATTTAAAATAGCCGTATATTTTTGAGATGATTTCAGAAAACTCATATCTTCTTTTCCATAATCATTCATAATAATAAAATTATTAGTTGTATTATTGGTAATATTATTAATAGTTTGTGCCGTTTTTTGTTCTAATTTTTTTTGTATTTCTTTCATTTCTTTTTTAAGTAATTCTATTTCATTTAATTCTGAGTTTTTTAACTTTACTTTACACTTTGCTAAATGTTTCTTTAAAGAATAACTTCGTGAATATGATTTATTGCAAAAATTACAATAAAATCTACTATCATATTCTTTCTTTTTTTTACAAACAACATAATGGCGTTTTAAATGATGTTTATGCCCAAAATTACGAAAACAATATTCACATTCAAATTCAAATTCAAAATTATCGGCATTGCTGGTAAAAACTGCTGATTCTTGTTGCTCATTTTCTGTTTCTTGTTGCTCATTTTCTGCTTTTTGTTGCTCTTTTGTTGCTTTTTGTTGCTCATTTTCTGCTTTTTGTTGCTCATTTTCTGCTTTTTGTTGCTCTTTTGTTGCTTTTTGTTGCTCTTTTGCTGTTTTTTGTTGCTTTTTGTTGAATATTTCTTTACATTTGTTTTTTTTTTCCAAATGTCGTTGTAAATTATATTTTCGTTTAAATTCTCGATTACATCTCGAGCATATAAATAATGTCATATTTATTATATATTACTATATATATATTCTTAACATATTTTTACTCATTTTTTTTACTCATTTGCTCAATTTTACCAATTTTACCAATTTTACTCATTTTACTCATTTTACTCATTTATTTATTTTACATAACATACTAATTTATTTATTTTACATAACATACTAATTCAAATTTTAAATTATCACTATCAAATTTTTGTTGCTAGTTGCAGCTGCTTTTTTGCTGCATTTTGTTGCTTTTTGTTATAAATATGTTTTTTTTGATGTCGTTGTAAATTATATTTTCGACAAATCTTCGATTACATAACGGATATATAAAACGGGTATTATATATATATAGATTTACTCATTTTTTTTATCTTATTCACCTTTTTTGGTGTATTTTACTCAATTTTTACCAATTTTTTTAAAAACACTGGATTTAGATTGATATTTTTATTATTATTCTTCTTTTTTCATTACTACCCAGTCTTAAATTACTCATTTTACTCATTTTTTACCTTTTTTTTAAGGTAAAAAATCGGGGAGCGAAGCCATGGATTTTTGAAAAAACTTTTTCTAGCAAAAAAAAAATTTAACAAAAAAAAAAAAACTTAACTTTTTTTTTTGCTTTTTTTTTTCTTCTTTTTTTCATGGCATTCATGGCCGATGACTGACCCAGTCTCTTTATTATTTTTTTTTAATTAAAAAAATAAGAAAAACAAGTCGGTTTACAGTAATCGGCCATATTTGAAAAATAATAAAAATTCTATGGCCGATGACTGGGGAATATTTGGAAAATAATTCTATAAATATTTAGATAGAAATGAGTGTTATAAAAAATGTTAAAAATAATGTGTATTTTTAACATAAATTAATAATATTAATAATAAATATAATAAATATTAATAATTTACTAATGAAAAAAAAATTTTTTTCAGCATACTGGGTTGTCTAGTGTTTATAAAATAAAGAATCTAAATAAGTTGGTTTACAGTAATCGGCCATAGAATTTTTATTATTTTTCAAATATGGCCGATGACTGGCCTGTCTAAATTAATTACTAATTATATTTCTAATTCAACACTGAATACACTCTAATAATTTAAGAGCAAATACCAAGGAATTTTAATGTATTTGTAGGTACACCAAATAACATATGTAAAACTTCAGCACCAATGAATACAGTTATAGTAGAAACTACAAATGGAAATCGATATCTATTATCATTGTTTTTACCAATAGCAAATGTTAATAATGCTGCAGCAGCAATTGCGCCGATATAATCTAATATAGCAGTTCCAAGAAATCTGGTTTTATGAAAACCTTCACCTGGAACACCAAGAATATTTTTATAAGCAGTAAAAGGACTAAAAGAACATGACATGATTGATTGTATAAGATTCTATAAGAAAAAACTCTTATGTCTAAATTGATAAAAAAATAAATTTAAATATAATAATTAAATACATAAATAACATGGCAACAGATAAGTTGTATCTTAATAATATTTTTGATAAAATTTATTGTATTAATTTAAAGGCTAGAACTGATAAAAGGAAAAAGATAGAGGAACAAGCAAAAAAATTTGATTTGGAAATTAATTTTTTTGAAGCTGTTGCTAAACCAGATAATCCAATTAGGGGATGTTTAGAATCACATTTGGAACTAATAAAATTAGCGAAAAATGAAAAGTTATCTAAAATTTTAATTTTAGAAGATGATTGTATTTTTTTAAGAGGTGGAAAATTAGAAAATATTCCAAAAGATTGGGATATGCTATATTTGGGTGGTAATTTAGATGTAATTTTAAATTCTAATAATAATTCTTGGATTAAAGGCTGTATATGGACGACACATAGTTACGGAATAAATGAAACTTTATATGATAAAGTTATAAATGATTTAGAAACATACGCAAAAGAAGTTGATCGGTATTATATAGAAAAGATTCATTTAAAATATAATTGTTATTTAATAAAAGATTTTATAACAACTCAAGCAATAGGTTATTCAGATATTGAAAATAGGATTGTAAATTATAATATTGATAGTATTCATGATACAGAAAAGATAAAATTTCCAGAACATGAAATCATAGATACAGTTATAAAAAATACAAATAATAATCTAGAAAACCATTCATCTTTTAGATTAAAATTACATTATCCTGAAAAAGATTTACCTCATATTTCAATTATAACACCAACTCGTAATAGATTAAAATTATTCAAAATTTGGATAGATAATTACAATAGAATAGATTATCCATTCCACAAAATGGAATTTATTATTGTAGATGATGGTATTGAAAGTTTAACAGATATTTTACCAAAAGACAAACGAATTAAATATATCAAAGTCAAGACAGAAAATGATATTCCTCTACCAATTGGAACTAAAAGAAATTTATGTGTTAAGTATTCTTCATATAAGATAATCATTCATATGGATGATGATGATTATTATCCTTCATATTCAGTAAAAACTAGAGTAAAAATTTTAATGCAAAACCCAGAGATAGGCTGTGTAGGTTGTACTCAAATAGGATGTTATAATATATTGAATAATACAGGTTGGTCTGTTAGTCATATAGGTAAAACAGATATGTCAGAAGCATCAATGGCATATACTCATAAATTTTATCAACAAAGAAGATATGATGATAGAATTGAGAATGGAGAATCAAAGTATTTCTTGAGAGGTAGATTAAAAGAAGCATTACAAATTCCTTTTATATTTATAATAATTGCTATAAATCATGGTGGGAATATGACTGGAAATTTAAGAACAAACCTTGATGCTAAATATTTACAATCATATTTATATTATGATAATTTCCCAATTAGTTTAAAAAATATTTTATTTGAAATATCTGGAAATAATAAAGTGAACAATAATAATTAAAACAGATATAGCAATACACATACCAATCATTTTACTTTTAGACATACTTTCAGGTTTGGTAGGTCTAACTTTAATCATTCTTTTTTTATATGTATCCATAGGGTCTTCATCGATAGTGATGGGTGGTATGGCTATATAATTAGGATCTTGTAGCCAACTAAGGTGAAATTTTTTAGATTCTGCTTCTGTAAATTGAGAACCGCCATAAGCAGAATTTGCCATATTATGCATAATGGTAATCCATTTGTGTAAAGTATTAGAATTAGTTAAATAATTATTAATATTAACTTTTGCAGCATGTTTTTTTAAATTATTTCTACATTTAAAACAAGGTAAAATATATTTTAAACCAGAATAAAAACTTCTGTAATTTTCTTTATCTTGAATTGTTGGATTATCAGGATAAGATAATGCGATAGCATGTAACATCATCCAAGCATGTGGTCCCCAGTTTTTAGGTAAAAATCCTTTGATTGTTTTATTAGTCATTACGTATCTATAATTAATATAATAAGAGAAAAAATTATGATATAATTTCCTTTAAAGAAAAAATAGTTTTCTTTGATTTTTGTACATCAACTTGTTTTTTTCCTTTTTCATTCATAATATCCAAATCTTGAATAAGTGTAGCCATATTAGTTCCAAATTTAGCCTTTTGTCCGGTCATAATATTAGCAGTAACACTAATCATATTATCAGTTTGTGAATAAATTCCAGCCTTAACTAATTGATCTGTTGTTTCTTCAAAACTACTTCTAGCAAGAGGACCATTTTCAGATCTGTTAATACCATGTCTATCAATACTCATGATATATCCTTTATTAGTCATAACATCGACTAGAATTTCAAGATGTCTATCATTAATATAAATACCACTATCACCAATAACTTTTTTAATTTCTTCAAATAATAACCATCTAGCAGCTTCTATACCAAAAATTTCTCTACATTCATGAATATCATTTGAAATTGTTCGAGTAGAATCAATTGCTGGTATACATAAACATCTACGAAGATTCGTTCCATTTGTTTCAACAATCCATTCTTTTTTATTAATAATATCACCATTTTTTTTATATTCATTAACTTTGATTTCTCTCATAAATGCTTTCTTAACATTTTTGACACCCTTAATAGCAGAGTCATTTACGATGATTTGTTCTAAGTCTTTTAATTTCTTTTGATCCAAATCAGTAATTTCTCTATTAATATTTTGATAACAAAAGCGAATATGAATAAATAATTTTTTAGCACAATCATCAGTAAAAATAACATAAATTTTCTTACTTTCATATTTATTCATAATATGTTCATAAATTTCAAACATAGTTAGTTGTTTATCAAGCAACATTTGATGATCGAATTCCATTCTAAGAACCCAAGGAGATAAATTTTCAAAAATAACATCATCATCAAAAATTTTATAATATTCTTCTACAAATTCTTTATCTTCAGTAAGATTACTACTTTTATTATAAATTTTAGAATCATAATAGATAGAACTCTCTACAATAAAATAAGTAAAATTCGTATATTGTAATTTATTGATAATTTCCTTTGTTTTTTCTTTTGATTTTCTACTTTCTTTATCTAAAAATGCTGTAATAGATGGAGTTTTTGGATTTTTAGATACATTAATTAATTCACGAAGACGAGGAACACCCCGTGTAATTTGTGATTTAGAAGCAACACCTGAAAAATGGAAAGTATTAAGTGTCATCTGTGTAGCAGGTTCTCCAATTGATTGTGCAGTAATTGAACCAACCATTTCTCCAGGATGAACTAATGCCTTTTCAAATTGTAATTTAATCGTATTAATAACCCATTCAAAAGCATCTTTATTTAATTTTTCATAAAAAATAACTACTTTACTTGCTAATTTTGTTCGTAATAACATTTTGATATTTTTCATAGATTTTTTGTTAATTTCTTGAATAATATCATGTTTATCATTAAGAACTTTTAATGAAGCACATAAATTTTGGACGATATTAATAATATAAACAGGGTCTATATCACTGACAGATTCATTATTAATATCAAATTTATTTTTAGATTGTTTTAAAATACGATAAATATTAACAGGTGAATATGAGATATTTTCGTGTTCGATTTTTCGTAAATAATTTCTATAATTAATAATTCTAGTATATTCGGCTTCTAAGATAGAATTAGCTTCTTTATTTTTCTTGAATTTATTAAATACAGTCTTAACAATACTTTCTTTCATTTCTTTCTTTTTCCATTTATATCGTGAAAAGAATTTTTTACAATCAGGATCTAAAATTTCAATACGTTGTCGTTCAATTCGTGTAGCATCAAAACCATCACCTCCATAAATAAATTGAATAATTTGGTCTCGTTCATTTCTAACAGTCATATCATAATGAACTTTAAGATCTTCCATAGCCTTCATTAGTCGTCGTTGAATATATCCAGTTTCTGAAGTTTTAACAGCAGTATCAATAAGACCTTCACGACCACTCATAGCGTGGAAAAAGAATTCATAAGGAGATAATCCAGATAAGAAAGAATTTTCTACGAATCCTTTACTTTCAGGACCATCATCATATTTTTGAAAATGTGGTAATGTTCTATTCCTATATCCACAAGGAATACGACCACTTTTAGAACCAGAAGAAACATTTTGTTGTCCTACACAAGCCATAATTTGACTGATATTAATAAAGTTACCCTTTGAACCAGCAGTAACCATATTTTTAAGTTGATTATCATCACCTAAACTTTTAGTAGCATGTCCTCCTGCGTCATCACGAGCAGTATTAAGAATATTAAGAATACGCCCTTCAAATTCTTCTCTAATAGACATACCACTTTCTAATTTCATACGATTGGTAATAGTAGCATTAATGATATTTTTAACATTTGCTTTAGCACCAGAAATAATACTATTAATTTTATTTTTAGTTTTAAGATCAGGTAAACAATCGCCAAGACCTACACCAAATCCATTTTTAAGTAACCAAGATTGTGTTACACCTTGAATATCAGTAAGAAATTGTTTAGTATATTCCTGACCTAAATCATTTTGAATAATATGAACTAAACTTCCACTTCCACGACCAGTAACAGATGAATCACATTTTCCACTAATTAATTTTCCATTAACAATCAGAATATTATCATTATCATCAACTGATTTATGATAATTAACTTCAGTAGGTAAAAGTAATGAAAATACTTCACGACCTTCTAAATAAATTTTATCAGGAATGTGTTTATTCGGATCTTTAATTCTCTTAAATTTAGGTAAAATACTATCAAAATTACTAATATGTGGTAAAATATTCATAATTTCCTTAAAATGTAATCTACAATCTTTCTTTGTCATATTATTAGCACCAACAACAGTATCCATAATACTTCCAATAACAGGTTTATTAGATTGTGGGCTAATAATTTGACTGGGAACACATACTAATTCTTGAATTTCAGTAGAAGCAATAACAGATTGAGCCAAATATAAATTCATTTCATCTCCATCAAAATCAGCATTATATGGAGTAGTAACACAAACATTTAATCTAAAAGTAGAATATGGCATAACTTTAACATAATGACCCATCATACTCATTTTATGAAGAGATGGTTGTCGATTAAATAAAACAATATCTCTATCAATAATATGTCTTTCAATAATATCTCCAAGTTCAAGTTTAATATTATCATCTTTAATATATCTTAAATCTAATCTATTTCCATTTTTTTTAATGATATATTTAGCACCAGGATGTTTTTCTGGTCCATTTCTAACTAAAGTAGTTAAAAAATCTTTATTATAAACATTAACAATTTCAGGAAAAGTCATATTCATAGCAATTTTCATAGGAACACCTAATTCATCAATTTCAATATTAGGATCAGGTGAAATAACACTTCTAGCAGAATAATTAACACGTTTTCCCATAATATTTCCTCTAATTCTTCCTTCTTTACCTTTTAATCTTTGACGAATTGATTTAAGTAATCTCCCAGTTCTTTGTTGTGCTGGAGGGATTCCTTTAACTTCATTATCAATCAAAGTGGTAACATTATATTGTAAATAATCAATATAATCCTCTAAATGATTTTTATCATTAGATTTGATTTTACTTGAAAGACTATTATTAGCTTTAATAATATCAAGCAATTTATATGTTAAATCATCTTCAGAACGTAAATTAGCATCGTGTTTAACTGATGGTCTAACACAAGGTGGTGGAACAGGTAGAACACTACAGATAAGCCATTCAGGACGAGAAAATTGTGGTGAAAATCCAAGTAATTCACAATCTTCATCAGAAATTTTTCTTAAAATTTCATAACAATCATCAGCACTTAACCTTTTCTTTTTTTCTTCAACAGTTCCATCACTATTTTTAATTTTATGAACTACATAAAGATTTGTGCCTTCTTTTAAATAGTGAGGCTGTAATCTTCCACAACCATCATAATTAAGACATGTTTTTTTGGAATGAGAGTTACATACTTTATGAACTAGTTTTATTCTGATATTTGTCGCTTTTCTTCGTATTTTTTTTACAAAAGTATTATTAGTTTTATCAATAAGCAAAGAAGAACATTTGTAACATACACATTGTAAAGTTTTCTTGACAGTTAATAGATAGTGTATGAAATATACTCTTCTTGCAAGTTCAATATATCCAAAATGTCCTGAACACTCTTTCATATTGTTTTTACAAGTTTTACATAAAAAAAGATTATCTTGAGTTCCCATTCTTAAATCAAATAATCCAGAAAATTTAGGACAATTATTTTCGTATAATTCAGGAGTTGTAATTTGTGCTGCGGACATTTGACGAATTAAATCTGGAGACGCAATACTAAAGCGAATTTCCCTTATTCTTTTAGAAATATTGTTTTCACTCATTAGTAATTTTTATTAAAAGAATTATTACTATAAAAATAAAATCAATTTTAAATTTAAATTTAAAAGGAATTTAACCTTTAATTACATTTAAATATATATTAAAAATAAGAGATTATAAAAATTTATAAAATTTAATGAGTATATATTTAAACAATTTTTAATAATACATGGATACAGATTTAGATAATGTCATAATGACACGTAGTAAATTAAAAATTTTGTTAAATAAAACGATTTTAACAAGGGGTCAAAAACGAAAATTAAGTGATTATTTGGAAAATAATGATAACTATAAAGACGATAACTCATTAAAAAGAAGAAGGATTGAGTTACCATCTAAACAAAAAAAATATAATGTTAACTTAATAATGAGCATGGATACTCCAAGTACCAATAAAGATGAACCTAAAGAATCCAGCGATGAAACTCCTTCTTCCAATAAAGAAACATCAGATCAAAATAATAAAAACAAAAATAATAAGGATAAACTAATAGAATTAAATGAAGAAGAGATATATGAATCTGTAAATGAAGAAGAGATATATGAATCTGTAAATATAGATGAGAATGATCTAATTATTAGTGATGATGATTATAATAATGAAATAAATGATTATATAATTGAATCATCATCAGATGATGATGAAGGTGATTTATTAATTATTGACAAAAAATCGTACCCAGTTTCGCAAACACAAGATGTTAATCGACAATTATTAGAAAGTATTTTACGAACAAAATTAAGATCCTCTATAAAAAAAGCAATTCGTAATAATATGTCAGAAATGGATGAAATAGAACCAGAATATACAATGGAAAAGACAAATAGTTATAAAAAATTATCAATCGAAGATAAACAAAGAGTAAAAGAGATAGAAGAACAAATCAAAGAAATAAATGATAAATCAGTTCCAGAAAGAGTAAAAATTCTTTTATCTAAGATTCCATTAAAAACAAAGGCTATTATTATAAAAAAATTAGATTTATTAGAGACATTAGAAAATTCTGGTTCAGAATACAAAAAATTACGGGAATGGATTGATAATATCTTAAAAATCCCTTTTGGAAAATATTGCAAATTTGATATTAATAGAAATAGTGATCCTAAATTAATTGCTGATACTATTTGTAATATCAAAACTGCATTAGATAATGCAGTATATGGTCATGAACATGTGAAAGAGGCATTAGTAGAACTTGTAGCCAAATGGATTTCTAATCCTCCTTCAAAAGGACATGCTTTAGCTATTGTTGGTCCCCCAGGCACAGGTAAAACTTCATTATTTAGATCGGGATTAGCAAAAGCATTAAATCGCCCTTTTGCGTCATTTTCATTATCTGGATTATCTGATGAATCATATTTATCAGGTTTCGCCCACACTTATGAAGGTTCTGATTATGGTAGAATTTGTCGTATGTTAACAGAAACAGATTGTATGAATCCAATAATATTTATGGATGAATTAGATAAGATAGATACGACTCGTCATGGGTCAAGTGTAGTAAATAAGATAATGGAGATAGTAGATTTTTCTCAAAATCATGAATATGAAGATATGTATTTTGGAAATATAAAAATAGATTTGTCTAGAGTTTTATTTGTTTTTTCATTAAATCATTTAAAAAATATTGATCCAATTTTACGAGATCGTTTAGAAATAATCAAAGTAAAGGGGTTTGAGCCAAAACAAAAATTAAAAATTTTAAAAGATTATATAATTCCAAGTGAATTAAAAGAAATAGGTTTAACACAAAATGAAATAATTTTTCCAGATAAATCAATTGCACATATCATAAGAAAAATTCGTAAAGAAGAGGGTGTAAGAGAGGCAAAAAGAGCAATTCAAATAATAATAAGAAAAATTAATTTATTACAATACGTATCTGGATCTGAAAAAAAGAAAATTTTTTCCTATTATTCAGATAATATAAAATTACCAATAAAAATTACTGAAAAGTTAATAAATAAATTATTAATAGAAGAAGACCGTCCAGCATTTTTAAACTTGTATATCTAATTTTTCTAAAATATTAATATATTCATCTTTATTAATTTTTCTTTGTTGTAATAAATATTTAAGACTTTCCATTAATTGTTGATTATTATCAGTAGTATGTAAGTGATTTTGATAAGGTAATGTTTTTCTGTCAATACCAGTTTTTTGAAATCGGATGTTATCAATTTCTCTTCGTGCTATTTTTTTTATACCTTCATTCACATCTATAACTGATTTAGCTTGAAATATATAAAATATTAATTTACCATCAGCAATATTTTCATTTGAACGCATATGAATGACATTATATAAATGATTTTTATCAATTCTAAATAATTGTTGAAACTGTTGTAGTGTTATATCAATTTGTTTTTTATATATAATTTTAAAGTATTTTTCAATAACATAATGATATTGACGATCAATTGGAAATAATAATAACATACCGTAATGGGACATAATAACAATACATATTATACATTGTTATTAAATTCTTGATATAAGGTACACAATAATAAATGATTGAATATATTAGACATTTAAATAAATTAGAATCTTTAGGCATTCCAAAAGATAAATATACTTTAATTCAAAGTGCTTGGTTTCCATTAATGGAAATTAGATCAAATGGTGATTTGGATTTTATACTACATTCTAGTGTAGTTGATAAATATAAAGAAAAAATTCTTAAAATTAAAGGATTAAATATAAAAATTAATAATATTAATTATCAACAATTTTGTTGTAAAAGTGATAACGAATTAATTGATAAATTTTCAGTTATTATTGATGGTTATCGTTTTTGTTATTTTAAATTTTATTATCGTATTTTACAACAAAGACCAAGGCATCTTCAAAAAAGAGATTCAAGTGGGATTATAGACATAGATAATGTAAATAATTTTTTTAAAAACAAAAAACATTTACAACCATGTTTTAGTAGTGTTCCTCTAAACAGTTGGGGTATTTGAAGCATTAAAAATTGTTGTTTGATGTGAAGATGGAGAATAAATATGTAATGATACAGTTTGTGTATCAGTATTGATAATTTTATGATATCCTATATCATTATCTATATAAGTAACTTGATTTCTAAAAATAGGCATTTTAATAGTAGATTTAATATTATGATCAAATAATTCTTGAATTAATCTGCCTTGTAATATTTTCATCACACATCCATTGTCAGCATGATCGTGTATTGGGCTTTCCTGTTTATTATTCCAGCAAATAATATATACATCAAATAAGTCATTTTGATAAACTAAATTTCTTGTATATTTTTTTGTACAAAAATTAACATATTGTTTCCAGTCATCACCATTATATTTTTTAACTAATGGCATAATAACATCAAGTTTTTGACCAAGTGCTATACTATAACATAATTCCGATATTAAATTATTTAGAGACATGAAGTTTCTATATCTAGAAATAATTTAATTTTAATTTTTATTAAAAAATTTATTCATTTTCTTCTTGTACTTTTTTATAAAATTCAATTAATCTTTCTTTAATTTTTTCTAATCTATCAAATATTCCACAAAAAAAAGCAGGTAATACTTCACCATATGTAATAGTCTCTTTGTAAAATAATTCAGTAATACTATTACACCATTCTTCAGTATCTTTATCATCAATTGGTGCTTGTAGCATTTTTAAATAATTAATTAGCGCAATAGCAATATTATATACATCTTCAACTTTCATAGCATTATGATTAATCATTTGTTCAATCAGTTCATAATCAAGTTTATTTTTAAATTGTTCTTGAAGGTCTTGTCTATTAGAAATTAAACTAAAAATCATTTCTCTAACATCTTTCAATAAAGACATAACAAGAGAGAAATCACCAGAATCAAGGTCTTCTTTAAATTTATCCCAATATGCTTTTTTAACAGTTTGTGATATTTGTTTGTATATTTTATCATCTAATACAATTTTAGGTGGTTCATAACTTTTAACAAAATTTTCAGCATTTTCTCCATCAATTTTTTTTACTTGTTGTAAAATTTTCTCTTGTTGTTTCTTAATTTCTTGTCTCCATTGTTTAATATCTTCAGTTTCTCCAGTGGCACTTGCTTCAATATCAACTAATGTTTGTTTCAATTGAGAGTATGAATTAGCAAATGGTAAGACAATTTTAATAACATCCTTTTTCTTCCATTTATCAAAAAAAGAACTAAATTTAATATAAGTGAATTTAATTGAATCAAGATCCTTTTCATTAATTTCATCCTTATTTAAATGTAAATTAAAGAGATTAGTTAATTCAATAGCTGTATTTGTAAGAGTAAGATCATCTACATCTTTGACTTGATTACTAAAAATATATTGTGGAAATGAAATAATAACGAAAGATGTCATGAATTTACGAGTAGTAATATTTAACTTTTTTTTCTCATTTACATTTAATAAAGGGGATAAAAAGGAAGCAAAGTCTCGTAAAATGAATTTATTTTTGATAATTTTAGTAAAACTATCGAATCCCAAGGTTTTAATTTTTTGTAGATTCAATAAATTAGAGTATTTTTTGAGAGTTTTAAGATTATTGATAAGTTCAGTATCCATTTATGAGTTCTTAATAAATAACAAGATTTTCTTATTAATATTTTTACTATCTTATAAATCAAAAGTCAATTATAATTTTATTATATTATATTGTTATAAACAAATAAAAACATAATAATTTATTACTTATTAGATACAATAGATACAATGAAAACAATAAAATCTATTAAAAAGGAGAAAAAAGAAATTTTTAAAATAAATAATGTAATACAACCAAATGAATCTAAAACTCTAGATATAATTTTGGATAAAAATAGAGAATTAAATAATACTTGTGAGGATATAAGAAAAAAGTGTTCTAAATTAGAAGTTAAATTAGCAGAAGAAATAGAAAAAACAATGCAACTTTATAAGCAAAATCAGCAATTAAAAATAGATTACAAAGAATATGACAACTTTCGAATGAGTATGAGTTGTATAGATATTTTGAATAAAGCACTATTATTTTTTTTAACATTCTATATGTTAACTTCAACTTCATATAGTTTTACAAAAATTATTCATACAGGATTTTCTTTTTTTGATTGGATAGTTTTCTTTTTATGTATGGTTCAATTTTATTGTAAAACTCCTATATTATATGGAAAATTAATAAAAGATTAATTTCTAGTTGTATATCCATTTTCACTAGGAACTATATTCATTTCTATTTCTTCTATATTGATTAACTCTTGGTTGATTTATATACGCAGAATATTGATTAGCAGATTCATTTGATGGAGTTCTTGGTGGAGTTCTTGGTGGAGTTCTTGGTGGAGTTCTTGGTGGCCTAAGATAATTAGCAGCATTAATTGGTGGTAAAATAGGAGATCTATTTCTTAAAAAATTATCTCTATCAGGGACAGATGTGTCGAAACTTTCAGCATTCCAACTTGAACCAATACCAACACGTCCACATTCTCTAGAATTATTATTATTTCTTTCATCTACTTGAGACCATACTCTATATACGTTATAATCAATTCTTCTAGTAGGACTTACTGGTAATCTATTATTACTAGATGGAGGGGGATAATTATTACTAGATCGTGTTTGACTAATACTTCTACCTCTTGAACCGACACCTCTTGAACCGGCACCTCTTGAACCGCCACCTCTTGAACCGGCACCTCTTGAACCGGCACCTCTTGAACCGCCACCCCCTGAAAATCTAGTTATTCCTTGTATATTATATTCATAAGTATTATGTTGTGTTTGTATTGTCCTTCTAGGTGGAGGGGGGGGAGGTGTTTGAATAATTGTATTCATATGGGATTCAGGGCTCTGTTCTTTTTGATCTTCACCAATTACATTCATTTTTTCATCTTCACCAATTACATTCATTTTTTCATCTTCATTATTTTGATTTACTACGCACGGATTAGGTTCTGGTGAAGTTCTATCTTCAAGATTAATAATAGTTATATCACGATGATTACAATTAGTTCTACAAATAGGGCAACGATTACTAAATCCTAATACAGCAGAAATACAATGTTTACAGAAAAGATGTCTACATTTAGTGATAGCAACATTATTTTTTGGTATATTTCCAAGACAAATAGTACAATCAGGTAAATTACCAGTAGTTAAAGTAGTAATAATGGTATCATTAAATTTAAGAATACTTGCTTTTTCTTTTTCATATTTTTTTATCCATTCCTTTTCATCTCTAATTTGTCTAGTAAGTTCTTGAATATCTTTATTATATATATCAATATTATGTGCTAAATTTTCTATTTTGTTGTCGAAATATTCTAATGATATATATATTTCATCACTACGAGTTCTTTGATATGATTCTAATGTATATTTAGGAGAATTTTCAAATAAATTGTAGTTAGGTCTTCGTAATTCATTTCTATCTCTTCTAGATACTGGTCTAGGTAGTCTTTGTCTCTCTGCAACTCTTTGTGCTTCAGTTGCTTCTCTATTTGCTCTATCTGCTGCTTGTCTTGCGGTTCTAACTATAACATTTGTGCGACGAACAGAATTATCTCTGTTTCTATCAGTAGCAGATAGTGTTTCATCTATAGGATTTGAACGAATTGGTGGTGATGACATGAATTAACTTTTAGTTATAAATATAAATAATTATATATTATTAAATAGATTTGAGTAAAAAAGATAAAAATAAAATAATATAATTAAATATTAAAAATGAGCGATATTAGTGAAAAAATCAGAAAAGAGTTAGAAGATTATAATTTTTTAGATGAAGAGTGGAGTGATGATGAACCACAAACTTTACAAACAATGCCAGAAATTGTTCCTATCACACCTTCTCCAATTGTTGAAGAGAAAAAGGAAGAAATAACCATGCCAGTTATTGAAAATGGACGTAAACAAAAAAAATTAACAGCAAGACAAAAATTAAAACAACATCAAAAACGTTTTAAAGAACGACGTGGTGTTAAACCTAAATTAAGGAAACAAACAATAAATATTTTATCAAATACCAAAAATATGATGATTTATCTTCAAAAGGATTCTACTAAAAAATTAAGAGAGGAATTATCATTAATTGATTTTAAAGAACACCTAGAAGAAAAATTTCCAAAATTAAGTAAAGATTATAATAAAATTTTTGAAAAAACTTTAACTGGTAACATGGATTTAAATATGTTATCATTTTTATGTACTCAACACGATAGATTAAGAAGAGGTAGTGATAAATATAATACAGATGTAGTTGTAGGACAAAAAGTATTTGATAATTATGGTAAAACGGTTTAAAAATAAACTAATATAATAATAAAATGACAAGAGTTGGAATAATTTTAATAGCAACAGGAAGATATATTTCATTTTTTGAACCAGTTTATCAAAGTTATGAAAAATATTTTCTACCAAAATATAAAAAAAATTACTTTTTGTTCACAGATTCAGATAAATCATTTCATTCCAATGTAATAACATACAAAATAGAACGTAAAGGTTTTCCAGACGATACACTTTATAGATATCATCATTTTATTAAAATAAAAAAAGAAGTAATGGAAAAAGTAGATGTAGTTTATTATACAGATGTAGATATGAAAGCTGTATTTCCAATAGGTGATGAAATTTTACCAAATAATGAAAAACCTTTAATAGCAGTTGCTCACCCAGGATATTTCTTAAGAAATCGTATGGGCACTCCAGAAAATAGAATGAAATCTCAGGCTTATATAGATCCAACAGAGAAACGACCATTTTATGTATGCGGTGGAGTTCAGGGTGGATTAACAAAGAATTATTTTGAAGCAAGTGAAAACATATCAGATATGATAGATAAGGATAGTAATAAAGATATAGTAGCGGTATGGCATGATGAATCATATTGGAATAGATACATGGTATCCAATGTAAATAAATTTAAATTTATGGCTGCGAATTATTGTCATCCTGAAAAAACTCATCGTTTTGGGTTAGGCAATTTACAACCAAAGATTTTAGCATTAGATAAAGATCATTCATATTTTAGAGCGAAATAAATTTAAAATCGAAATTAGAATATTTTACTCAAATTAAAAATGGGTTCATTATTATCTTGTTTTGTAGAAAATGATTATTGGGAAAAAAAAAAACCTAATAAATTTAATTTTGATCAATCACCACTAAAGATATATAAATTACAACCAAATATTTTAGCATTTGATAAACTTAGTTTTAAAAGTCCAAGTTCTTCTGAAGACTATTTACTTAATTCTGAAGATGAAACATCAGAAGAACTAGGATTTGATAAACTAGGATTTGATAAACTAGGATTTGATAAACTTAGTTTTAAAAGTCCTAGTTCTTCTGAAGACAATTTACTTAATTTTGAAGATGAAACATCAGATATAGATATCTGTTATACAAGTAAATTAGATTAATTATTTATATTAAGGACTGGTTAAGATTGCGTAACAATTATTAAATAATTTTATTGATTATCAGTAATAATGAATAAAGTTATTGATTACGAAAAACTATGCTTTTCAGAGGTTGAAGAAATATTTAATGATTTGATAGATAGTTTAAAAAAAATTAAAGGTAAAAAAAATAAAGATAATTTAGCATCAAGATTAATAGATGTTAATGAAGATATGGAACAATTAAAAACACGAATGAATAATTTATTAATAGAGATAAATACTTGTTATGGTATAGAAGTTTCAGAAAAAGAACAAGAAAGAAAGAAACAAAATAAAAGATTTAAAAAATTATGGACAATGTTAGGTCCAATAGTTACTCTGGCAACTGTTATGACTACAACACCAATTGAAGAAGAAAATACTACTACAAATCAAGATATTACTGATATATTTGAAAATACTTATAACTAACTATATTTTATAAATCATCGAAGATTTTCATACATACATGCCTAAGGGCGGGCGATTCTTTTTATTACGAGTAAGATGACTATTTTGTTTAAATAATTCATAACCTTTTTTCAAATCTTGATATGTGATTTCTTTCTTCATATATCTAGGTTTTCCAAAAACTCTACGGCTATGACAAATTTTTACTTTAGCAAATAAAGTTTCAGTATCTCCACCAAAATGTGGGAAATATTCTTTTCTATCACCAAAAAATTTAGATAATTTTTCTTTAGCATCGTTATTAATATACCAATCACCTTCTTTAACTTGTTTTTTAAAAATTTCACTTAATTCAGTCGGTGTATATTTTTCAATAGTATATACCCAAGGAAATCGTCTTCTTAAACCAGGATTAACAGAGAAAAAGCATTCTTCAAGTTCTTTCTTATAACCCGCGATGATACAAACAAAGCGTTTCTTTTCAGCAAGATTAGCAACAATAGTATCAATACATTCTTTAGAGTAAGAGTCTCTTCCTTCATTATTTCCAAGTGAATATGCTTCATCGATAAATAGAACACCACCAATACATTTATTAATAAGTCGTTGAGTTTTTGCAGCAGTTTGCCCAAGATATTCACCAACTAAATCACTTCTTTTAGCAATTTTAAATATATCATTATCTAAAAAAGATAGTTTTAAATAAATTTTAGCCAGAATTTGAGCAATAACCGTTTTTCCTGTACCAGGAGGTCCTTGGATAACAGTATGGAGCATGTCATTTGTGCCAAGGTCTTGTAAATAATAAAGAATTTGAAATGTAATTGATTTTTTTAATTCTTCCATTCCAATCATACGGTCTAAATTTTCCAATTCAGGAAGTAAATTTTTTAATCTTAAAAAATCAGCATTACGCTGTTTTTTTGTATTTTTAGCAACGTTAATTAGATCCTTGATGGAATTAATATGAGTGATAGGATCTTTATTTTTATCAGATAATGTGACGACAGATGTATTCATACCAGTTTTTCTTTTCTTTATAGGGCGACTAGGTGATTCCATTATATAATATTAGATGACTTAATTTATTAATACAAATATATGTAAAAACAATTCTAATATTTAATAAAATTTACATTGTATTAAATAGAAAAATAGATTAAAATTTTTAATATTTGATATTATGAATTATTATAAACAAAGTTGGCATCCAATGTATTTAATTCACCTTATAAATAGTCATAAGACTCTTATAATAAATACCTATTATATTCTTTAATACTAAACGAATTAATTTTTAACTGCTTTATTTGCATTAAAATTAGGATTTAGTCGTTGATAGAACTCTAATAATTTAATCATATACATTGCTCTAAATTCATTAAAATCAAGATAAGAATCTTTATTTAAATCAGCAACTTTCATTGCTTGTTTAGAAAGATATCCAAGAATTTTCCAATTTTTATGGAAAGATAAGCCACAAGTTTTTAAGATAATTTTTTCAGTTTTAGATGGTAAGAAAAGACCAACCATTTCATCAAGACTAATAAATTCATTGTTATTAATATCAATTCTGTTGAATTTTTCTTTTAAAGTTTCTCCAGCAGATACAGAAATACCAATAGAAATAATAGTATCTTTTTCATTTTTAGGAATATTTAATTTATCGAGTAATGCTGCGATTTCTTTTGAAATAATAACGGCCGGTTCTCCATAAATTTCAAAACTGTTTAAACATTTATATAATTTTAATGCAAGTGGTTTAGCATTTGGGAAATCAAGATTAGCTTTAGAAGGATCATAATGATGTCCATAAACTTTATATTTAATTTTTTCAGTGATATCTTTTTGTACTTTTTTCTTATATGCCTTTATAAATGCTTTTGGATTAGCCATAAGTTGTTTGGTAATTGACTTCTTTTCATTAATTTCTACTTCATCGCCACTTTTTCCTTCATCGTCAGCCTTTTTTTGTGCTTCATTAACTTTTCTTGCTAATTTTGAAACAAGTTGGACGACTATATAAGAAACTATTAAACTAATAATAACGAAAACAATTGTTAAAAAAACATTTTGTATCATTGTTTAACTATATATATATAATTAAACCTAGAAAATTATTAATAATCTTATCTTTTTAATCTTTAATTCTTGTAATAGTCCAAAAATCAGAAGCTAAATTTGAATTTAAAATGTATTTATATGGGAAATAACAATAACCTTTATCACCCCATTTTTCTCCCCATGAATTTCTAACTTTAAAAGTTCCTTTATTATCATCATAACCGATAATACATACAGCATGTCCTCCTAATATACTTTCTCTTTTTTCTGGCATAGTTACAATTCCAGTTTTAGTAGTTTCTTCAGATTCAAAAGATTCATATACAACAAATCCAAAAACAATTGGAAATCCATTAGATAAAGCAGATTTTAATTGATCTATTTTTTGTTCTACTCTTTTATATTGAAGACTTCTATGTTCTTTTGCAATTTCATAACATTCATATTTTGGTTTTTGTGTAAATTGAGAAATATTATAAGGCCAGTCAGTTTCAGGGCAAACACCAATTTTATTAATGCTTTTAACACCATCTCTAATTGCTGCCCCACTATCTTCATTAACAGTTCCTTCGATTTCTCTTTCATTATAATAAATAAATAATCTAGATGGAATAAATTTGATTTCTTCCTTTTGCTTGTATTCATCAAATTCATAAGCATAAGCAATAGCATTAGCAGTGCAAGAACCTAAATTCCCTTGATTATAAATTTCTTTAGGTCCTAATGGTGATAAATCAACATTAGTTTCAAATTTAACATCGAAAATATGAACGAAATCTCTACAATCGTGATTATCTCTTTTCCATCCATACTTTTTAGTAGAATTTGTAAGTAGTGAAATATAATTACCCATTTTGGTATATAATATATTATACATATTATTTGTTTATATATGATAAAAATAAGAATTTTATTTAGTATAAGTAAGAGATGAATAAAAAAAATTTATACTTGAATTGTATAAAACATAAATTGCTCTTATTAAAATTTAATAAAAATATATATAAAAAATATCATAATCAAATTTTAGCGATATTATTCGCATTAACTAATCTTGAAAAGAAAGAAAAAAAGAGGACAAAAAATACTTTAATGGAATTAGAGGAACTAAAGCATATTGTCATAATAAAAAGGCGTATTAATTATTTTAAATACTTTCTATTTTTTATGTTAATCATAATGTTAATTCCTAAAGCACAAAAGAAAATATATAAATCAATTAAATTTTGGTAAAACCCAGTCTTAAATTTATATATTTTATTAATATATAAAACATGAAATTTTTCAAACATAAAAACTTTACATTTTATACTATTTCTGTAATTATTCTTGCTGTTTGTGTATATTTTATCTACAGAAATTACAAACCAGCAGAATCATATATTGATACTATTACACTTCAACAAGTTAAAGAACATTTCGATGGAACAGGCAAAGTATTTGCTCAACATAATAATCCATCCCCTACATGTCAACCATCAAAAGGTTGTTTTCCAGGAAGTTATGTCAGATAAATAAAATTTAAAAATGAATTATGCCTTATATTTAGTATCAATAATAAATCATTTTAAATGACTTGTGAACAAAATAATACAGAATCAACTATTGCCTTCTATGTTGGAATCATAGGTTGTTGCTTAGGTTTTATCGCAAATTCAACGCAAGTATATCACATGTATAAAAAGAAACATGTAGAAGGTATTTCATTCTGGTATATTATACTTTTACTTAGTTTATCGATAATGTTTTCTGTTTACAGTATAGTCCTCAATTTAATCCCAATACTACTATTAAATATTCCTTATGGAATCGCTAATCTAATAATGTTATATTATTATTTTTATGGTAAAAAACCAACAATCATTTCTACAAGAAGTGAAATGGAAATTGTTAATGTAAATAGTTCTAGAGTAGACTATGATGATACAAGAGTAATTATTTCAATTGATGAAGAAAGATCAGAAAGTTTACTAGTTGAGGAAGAAGGTATCTAATATAAACATTTAATTTTATTTAAATAAATAATAAATGACTTTTCAAGAAGATAATTTAGCAACTATATTAGGCATAATAGTAAATGTCTTATCTTTTATATCAGATATATCACAAATATATCACAATGTTAAATACGAAACTACAGATGGGTTATCAATAATCCATATTGTATGTGAATTGTTGATTGCCATATTTTTTTTATTATATGGAATACATTTAAAATTATTGATGATAATAACATTAAATTGTACTTACTTATTATCAACATCAGTAATGCTTTTCTATTGGATTAGAAATAATACAAATAATAGAAGTAATAATAGGCTAGATCAGAATTTAGTCTAAAACTTATTTTTTAAATATATTTATTCAATACTATCTTTAACCATATCTTGAAATACTTTAACATTTCGTTCATATTGGGTAACATAAACACCAGTTTTAAACTCATCACAATACATACCTTTTTGAACTTCTTCACAAATTCCAATATCTTCACGATTAACATTATCCCAATATTTCCATATTTTTTCAATAATAGGATCATTTTCATCTTGATCTTTATGAATAAGTAAAGTAGCGTGTTCAATAGTTTTTGTTTCAGATATAGGTTCAATAATAATACCAAAAAAATGATTTGGCAATAAAAAATAAAACATATTAGGGAATAAAGTATGAAAGTGTGCGATTCTTCTTTCTTCTTCACTTAAATCTTTAAACATAGGCATATGTTTTGGGGCAATAGGAGCATCAACATCAGTTATCGGGTCAGTTTTAAATCCAATGAATTTTCCATATCTATCAGTAGAAGTATAATAATGTTCATCCATACCTGAAGTTTTAACAAGTTCGGGATGAATAGATGGTAAATGATAATATTCAAGGAAATTATCTTGTAAAGTTTTCCAATTAGCATTAATTTCATAAGTTTTTGATCTAACAATTTTACAATCTTCTAAAGGATAATTTGTAAGGTCAAATGTAATATCTCCAAAATGTTCATAAATATTACCACAATTTCCATCAAAATTAACGCAAATAATATTCCTAAATGATGATGTATTAATTTCGTATAATCCATTTTCACTTTTATCAAAATCGGGACATTTAAAGCGAGGGGTCGCAAGTAATTTACCATCTAATGAATATTTCCATAGATGATAAGGACAAATAATATTATTAATATTACAATTTTTTTTAACTAATCTACTAGCTCTATGACGACAAGTATTATAAAAAGTTTTAATTTCTCCACTTTTCGTTTTAGTAACAATAAGTTCAGTATTACCGAATTTTTTAGTTAAAATTTTATTATTAACTAATTCATTTGTATAACCAATTGGTATCCAATGTTGATTAAATAATTTTTTTCGTTCATATTTAAAAAATTCACTACATTTATAATAATCAGGATTTAAAGTAGAACTAAAAAATCTCTTTCCTATATTAAATCTATTAAAAAATTTCATATAAACTATAGAACCTACATTTAAATAAGATTTTTAAATTTTAATTTATTTTTAATTTATTTTTAAAAATTTAAGTAAAATATGTCTAATTATACCATAACATAAACCAAAGGAACATCTTTTTCTGCCATTATTATTTTTTGCTTCGCGATAATTAGATAAAAATAGACTATTATAAGTATCTCTATATTCGTTTAATATATGATTAAATTGTTTTGCGATTTCAATCTGATTATTCTTCGTTTTAAGTATTTCAGTATATTTTTCAACATTAACAATAGGTTTAATAATAATTGTAGCAAAAACACGGTCACTTATTTTGCCAACATATTTATTTTCTTTATATTGTAGTTTTATTTTTCCGTCTTCAGTGCCCGAATCTATTAGATTTATAAACAAATTTGTAGTAATATATCCAATTTTATCGTTATCAATTAATCTTCCTACTTTGAATAGTTTTTTTTCACTTTGACCTAATTTATATATTTGTCCTCCAATTAAGCAATCAAAATTTTTATCAAATATTAAAAATTTGGAAATATATGTTGGATAAAATGTAGTATCAACTTTTTGTATATTAGAATAAGAAATTTTTTTTATAAATTTAAAGGCACAAACAACATATGAAGTGTCATTAAATACTTGTTCTTCAAATATATTTAATTTAACAATATTATATCTTTCTAGAAAAGATATTCTCAATTTGGTATCATTTTTTTTTATAGATGAAAAAAAATTTAATGGAATAATAATAATTCCTCCATAACAATTTCCTTCAATTAACTGATTAATAAATATTCTAAATAGATCAGATTGTTTATATTTGGTAAATAACATCTTATTACATTCCGTTTTTGCTTTATTTTTTGCTAAATAGGGCGGATTAGTAATTACTACTTTATCCGTATAATCTGGTGAATTTAATAATGTATTTCTCTGTATTGTTTCTGAATCTTGTGGAAAAATATCATATTTTTCAATATGAGTATCAAATTTTTCTTTAATCCAATTAATTAGATCATTATTACCAGTAAATGGTTCTATAAAACTTTTATTTTTAAAATCATCAATATAAATATCTTGGAAAATATAATTAACATTGGTTGTATAAAACTGTCCTAATTGTTTCTTTTTTCTCATTCTTATATATTTAAATTAAATTTATAATATAATTTGAACATGATTTAAACCAAGGAAGGTCAATCAAAACGAATGATTAATATAACCGATTAAATTAACATCTTTTTATCCCATACATGATTCACAAACAGGTCCTTTAGTCATAGAACCCATAAGTTCTTGAACTTGTCTAAGTTCATCAGCATCAGTTTCTTGGGTAATAGATTCGGCTCTTTGTCTAGTTTTTTCACAATTTTTTTCTTTAAGATATACTTTTTGTAAAAAGGTGCTTTCTTTTTCTCTCTTTTCTTTAATTTCTTCAACAAATTTTTCTTTACCTTTGACAACAGGTTCAACAGTAAATTGTTGTGCGAAACTTGGTGCTTTTTGTCTAAGGTAATAGACAAGGGTTTTCAAACCTTTTCTATATCCATAGAAATACATACTAGATAGTTTTCTAATAGTTGGGTTTTCAATAAATAAGTTCATACTTTGAGTTTGGTCAATAAATTTAGCTCTATCAGATGCCATATTAATTAAAGATTTCATCTTAAGATCCCAAGAGGTTTTATATAAATCTCTTAATTCTTTAGGAATTTCTTCAATTTTTTGAATACTTCCTCTATTTCTAATAATTTTATTTTTCATTTCATTATTCCATAAATTGCGTTCAATTAAATCATTGATTAAATATTTATTAACAACAACAAATGTTCCAGAATTAGTTCCTCTGGTATAAATATTAGAAGTAATAGGTTCAATACATTCAGTATTACCAAGAATTTGCCCTGTAGATGCAGTAGGCATACAAGCTAACAAAAGACTATTACGAATACCATGTTTTTGAATTTCTTTTCTAAGTTCTTCCCAATTATATCTATCAGTAAGTTCAGTTTTTTTGAATTCTCTTTTGTAATTAATTTCTTTAAGTTCTTGATCCCATAAATCAAATTGAAATAAACCTTTAGATAATGGTGAACCATCAAATGATGAATAAGGTCCTTCAACTTTAGCAATATCACAAGATTTTTTAAGAGCCGCATAGTAAATAGTTTCAAAAATTTCAATATTTAATTGTCTAGCTTCCTCAGAATCAAATGGATATCTAAGTTTAATAAATGTATCAGCAAGACCTTGTACACCAAGACCAATAGGACGATGTTTTAGATTAGATAATTTTGTTTCAGGGACAGGATAGAAATTTTTATCAATAACAATATTTAAATTTTCAACAACCATATTAACAACATCAATTAATTTTTCGTGATTAAATTTACCATCTTCAACAAATTTTGGAAGACCAATACTGGCCAATGTACAGCATGCGTATTCCTTATCATCGGAATATTCTACTATTTCTGCACAAAGGTTGCTCGACTTAATCGTTCCTAAATTTTTTTGGTTCGATTTTCTATTTGCGGCATCCTTACAAAGTAAATAAGGAGTACCAGTTTCAATTTGAGCGGTTAATATAGCATTCCATACTTTTCTTGCCTTAACAGTTTTACGAGCAATACCTTCTTTTTCATATTTTACATATAATTCTTCAAATTCAGTTCCATAAACATCAGTTAAATTTTTAGCTTCATCGGATGAAAATAGAGACCAATCTTCATCTTTTTCAACTCGTTCCATAAATAAATCAGGAATCCACATAGCATAAAATAAATCAAGAGCTCTTTTTCCCATATCACCATGTGTTTTCTTTAAATCTAAAAATTCTAATACATCACAATGCCATGGTTCTAAATAAATAGCGAAACTTCCAGCTCTTTTCCCTGAATTATGAACTAATCCATTATCGGTTAGATAATTATGATTATCTTCCATATTAAAATCATAAACTTTCCCAGAATAATCTAATTTAGTAATTTCTCTTACTCTACTCCAAATAATATTATCATAAGTAAAATAGTATATATGTTTTGCTTCTTTAAAATCTTTACAATATATATTATTTTCTTTTAATATTTTAACTTTCGGCATTCTTAAAGAATAAAGTATTTTTCTTGATATAATTGGTCTATTATGTTTATTATAACTCATAGTTTGTCCAACTTTATCAACTGTTTGAACCGATGCTAAAATTCCAAAACGAAGTAATAAATATTTTGTTGAATATATTAAATTTTTTGATGTTGACATAAACCAAATACCACTTGATGTAATACAACCATCAGTTTCTATTAATCCTTTTAATATCATTGCTATTTTATTTTTCGGTAAATGTAAAAATGATGGAATTAATATCTTTTCTCTATTTTCATCATAAATCATTTCTTCAGTGATATTTATCTTTTTAATATTTACTGGATTGTATGTCCAACAAACTTCTGCTTCATTATTTATCCAATAATGAATATTTCTATCTTCTAAATAATTTAAAACAAAATCCATAGTATCACTTTTACTATCATTATTTAAACTAATTTGATAACGAGAAGACCCCTTTTGTCCCTTTTTATGATGTATTACTGAACCATCTCCTAAAATAATACCATACATTCTTGCATTATCTTCTGTAAAATTATCAATATCATTTTCATAAGTTGGTATAGGAAATCCAAGTAAATGTTCTTGTGTTAATTCATCTGCTTTTATAAATTTCATTTTATAAACACCTCTATCTAACTTATCAATAGTTCTTTTAAATCCATTTCTTCTGGTAGATTTAATTGTTAAAATATCATGAATTTTAGTACATTTAAGTGGATCAATTCCATGTTGTGTTTTTATATGTAAAATTTCTTCATTTTTTTGATTTATTATAATTTCATTCACTTTTTTAAAACTACCATCTTTTGTAATTAAATAATCATTTGTTGTAATTTCGTCCATTCTTTTAAATCCACCTTTTGAATAAACGATAATATCGGGGAGAATACACTGATTTACATAAGTTGCAGTCTCGTTATAAACCTTAAGCATCGGGATAATCCCATCACTTTTACCATTTGTTCCGCGAATTAAACTATTTTTTCCTCTAATATTAGAAACGTGAATACCAATACCCCCAGCCCATTTAGAAATTTGAGCACAATCAGAAATAGTTTTATAGATTCCTTTAATACTATCTTGAGTTCCCATTAAGAAACAGGAGAGTAATTGAGATTTAGGAGAACCAGAGTGAAATAAAGTCGGAGTAGCGTGAATGAAATATTTATTAGATAATAAATCATAACATTTCAAAACTTCATCAATACTATTATTACCTCTTAAAAAGAGTGATACACGCATTAACATGTCTTGTGGTCTTTCAATAATTTTAGTTTTGATTTTTAACAAATATGAGCGTTCTAATGTTTTAAAAGCAAAATAGTCATAAGAAAAATCTCTTTCATAATCAATATATTTATCAATAACATTTTTATATTTTTTCAAATTTTTATAAAATTCTTTAGATATACATTCAGTATTATGATATAATAACATCATTTTATCAGAAAAAGAGTTCATAGTATTCTTTTGATGATTTGATATAACAATACGAGAAGCCAATATACCATAATCAGGATGGTTTGTAATTAATGATGCAGCTAAACGACCAGTCAGTTCATCTAATTCTGATGTTTGAACGCCATCAAAGATATGACTACAGATTTTTTGGGCTAATTCATCTAACTCAATTCCACGTAATCCACCACAATTTATCGCAATATTACGAATACGAGTGATAACTTTATCGAATGAAACATCTTCATATTTACCATTTCTTTTAAGGACACGCATTTTGTTTAATAATACAATTATTATATTTAATTTTTAATTCATTTTTGATAATCTTATAAAAATGAATTTGAACTTAAATCAATAATAAATTAATAAGATATTGATAAAAATATATTATGTTGCTATTAATTATAATATTCTATATGAAAAATAGAAGAAATATAGGAAGAAAAAAAATAAAAAAAGTTAAAACTAAAAAACAACGAGGTGGTAGTATTACATCCAAGGTTCCAAAATGTTCTCCAACTAGTGGTCCAGTAGTTGAAAAAAAAGATGGAAAATATAATCCTTATGAAGATTCTTGTTTTAATGTAAAACAATTGAAAACTATCGCTCAAAAGTTAAATAATAATACTAAAGATACTGAAAAAAAAATTAAATTAACTCAAGACAAGAAAGGATTAGTAACACAAATAAATAGCAAATTTTGTTCTGATTATGGTAATATTGATTTTTGTATTTTAGATAATAAAAAATGGAAAGGAGATCCAGATATTTTAGATTCAATTCGATCTAGTTTTTCTCCACCAAGACCAAAAGGAAAAAATGAATGGTTAAATTCCATAGATATCAGGGATGTAATGAAACAATATGAGAAAAAGTATCCTAAATTTCAATTTTTAGGTCCAGTTCCAATTGATTTTCAAGAAATTGGAACTGAAGTAGGAAATCTTAATTTAAAAAATATTAAATCTTACAAATCAAAAATTGGTATTATATTTAATACAGATCCCCATGATCAACCAGGTGAGCATTGGATTTCTATGTTTATTGATTTAGATAATCATACCCTCTGTTTTTTTGATTCTACAGGTGATGAACCATCAAAACAAATAGTTAATTTAATAGAAAAATTAGTAAAACAATCAAAAAGAATGGGTATTACAAGTTATTTAAAACCAATTATTAATAAAACACAACATCAATTTCAAGATTCAGAATGTGGAGTTTATTCTTTATATTTTATTTTACAAAGATTACAAGGAAAAACTTGTGAAAAAATTTTTAAAGAAAAGATACATGATAAGGACATGAATAAAAATAGAAAAGTTATATTTAGCGATAGATTACCAAATATATTAGAAGCATTTGCTTTTTAAAATGTAATTAAATATACCATTATTTAGATTAATTATATAAATGTTTACCGACAAAGAAAAAGGTGAAGTTAAAGTAATTCAAGGATGGTTAAATACTTCTAGATTTGCTGGAATAAAACGAGAATATGAAGCAATTGATATTTGGAAATTAAGATGTAAATATCAAAGTAGTTATGCTAGCAACACAATTTCTAGAAAATTATTTAATTTATTAACAGAACATAAAAAAAACAAAACTTGTACTAGTACTTTTGGATGTTTAGATCCAGTTCAAGTAGTACATATGTGTCCTTATTTAGAGACAATTTATATTAGTGGTTGGCAATCAGCATCAACTGCTTCTACAAATAATGAACCTGGTCCAGATGTTGCTGACTATCCAATGGATACTTTACCTAATAAAGTAGATCAAATTTTTAAAGCTCAACAATTCCATGATAAAAAACAAAGATTACAGAGATTTAAGGGTGAAAATAAGAATATTGATTACTTTCGTCCAATCATTGCTGATGCAGATACAGGTCATGGTGGAACAACAGCAACAATGAAATTAACAAAAATGTTTATTGAAAAAGGGGCAGCGGGTATTCATATAGAAGATCAATGTCCTGGAACAAAAAAATGTGGTCATATGGGTGGTAAAGTTTTAGTATCTACATCAGAACATGTAAAACGGTTAAAAGCATGTCGTCTTCAAGCAGATATAATGGGTTCAGAATTAGTTATTGTTGCTCGTACAGATGCTGTAAGTGCTCAATATATTAATAATAATTTTGATATTCGTGATAAGCCATATATTCAAGGAAAAGGAACTGTAAATGGTACAATTGTAGAATGTACTTTTAATGAATATGCTTGTATGTTATTATCAATTCCAAGTGAAGAAGTATTAAATAAATATAATTATTGGACATCAGAAAATAATGCTAAATTAAGAAAAGAATCAGGTAAAAATGCTGATTGGGATTGGGAAAAATCACGAAGTCCAGAAGGTTTTTATAAAATTCGTGGTGGTTTTGAATTTGCTGCTAGTCGTTTATTAGCATATTGTGATTATTGTGATATGTTATGGTGTGAAACAAGTACTCCAACTTTAGAAAAGGCTAAATGGTTATCAGAACAAATTTTATCAAAAAATCAAAGTATATTTTTGTCATATAATTTATCTCCATCATTCAATTGGGATAAAACCGGAATGAGTGATAAAGAATTTAGTGAATTTATTAAAACATTAGCAACTTATGGATATTGTTGGCAATTTATTACATTAGCAGGATTTCATTTAAATGGTTTAGCAACAAAAAGATTTGCTGAAGCATATAGTAAAGAAGGTATGTTAGCATATGTAAGAGATATTCAAAGACAGGAACGTCATGATGATATGGAACTTTTAACTCATCAAAAATGGAGTGGTGCTGAAGTATTAGATGAAGTTTTAACTCTAGTAGGTTGTGTAACAAAATCTTTAGAACATGGTTCAACTGAAACACAATTTTAATAAAAAAATAAGTCCCGAATGTATAAATAATAATTCGGTGTGTGACTTCTTTTCTTTCCATCACATCATCGTGGCTTTTCAGCCAAAAATAAAATCTGTGGCTTCTCAGCCAACAAAATATTAAATAAATTAATCATAACTTGTGCCAAGATCCTCAACTCGAAAATCGTTTCCATACTGTATTCTTGCTAATCTGATTGTGGTATCACAACGATATTCATAATGATGGTCAATATATAAAGAATTTTCATTATTTCTTTGATAATACTCAACACATTCGGTACTATACGAACTGTCGGTTGCAATTCCTCTGCTTGAGAATTGAAATCCATTCTCTTCATAATATTCATAAAAAATATCATTGATTTCATTTATACATTCTTGAAAATCTTCCACGTGATACAGTTGATATACGTAATTAATAATAATATTTTCTAAAACCGTTGGTAATATTGGGAGTTCATCTTCATAATGCTCTTCTTCTGTTGCTTCATTGGCCATTGTTATCTGGTTTGTTTGTTATAGTTGTTATATTTTCGTATAATTTTCGTATATATGATATGAGAATCGATTCTACTTTTTATTAAATAATACTTTCATCTTTTTGATATTCAATGAAACAACCATGAAATTTCAATAAACTATTTTCTTTAGTATTAAATTCTAATTCTAATGTAAATGTTTGATGATAATTAGCATAATTAGTTCCATCAAAATAGATATAACGATAATGATTTCCTATAGTTATTCCTTCTTGTAAATTTCCATTATAGGTAGTAATATTTGTAGTAGTATTGTTATTAGTAGGATTTTGTCTATCAAATTCTTTTTTAGAAACTCTAATATTAATTGTTTGAACATCTTGTGTAGTTATTTCATAAGATGCATAAATTCTTTTTAAACTAAATCCTTTAGTAAGTGCACCTTTAACACTCATAGTAATATCAGAAACAATATATGTAATTTCATTAGCAGGTGTTTTTTGTAAATAATAGTTAATGGAATTATTACTATCACATTCTCTAACAACAGACCAACTTCCATTCAGAAAATCAAAATCTCTATATGAAGTCCATGTTCTGAATTCATTTGCTGGATCAATATAAGCATCTTTTTGTTCATCAAATGTTTGAATTTGTAATTTTTTTGTAGATTGTTCGATTGTGAATTTCCAAGAATCAAACGATTGTACTCCTCCAATATATGCAGACATACCTAAATTAGTTCCAGCAGATTGTGAGCCAAATCCACCAAAACCATCTTGTAATGGTCTACCTCTAACAGTATGTATATCAGGACAATACACATCATTAACATATAAATTATCAATTAGGAAATATTCACCAGTATAATTAGCACCTAAATAATAATGAAGAACTGTATCAATATCTAAATCATCACATGATCCAGAGGAAGAGGTTTCATCTTCTAATACATTTAAATTTGGGCAAAACATATTAACAACAATAACTATATCAAGTAATCCATTACCACCATTAACAGTTGTTTGAGAATTTGAAGGTGGTGATTCTGAATATCCATTGATATTGATACAGTATATTTTACTTGCATAAAGAATATCTAAAACAACATGTTCTGAACTAGATACTAAATTGTTTTTTGTAGCCATATCTTTATTTAAAATAGTTCCTTCTACACATAAATCTGTACCAACTTGTAATTTTTTGCTAACATACATTCCCCCAGTTAATTCAACAGATGCATGAACATCATTTCCACATGTTGATACATTTTCTGAATTTTTACATACAATTTTTCCTTGTAAATCAGCACCACCTAAACTTGTTATAGATTTATTACTAGAATTATTTAAAAATAAACCAACACCATCATTATCACCATTTAATGTAATTTTTTTACTTATAAAAGAACTATCACTTTTAATTAAACTGGAACTAGAATTTGGTCCCACTAATAACTGTGGATTAGAATCTTGATTTTGAGACATATTTAATATAATAATAAATTGATTATTAAAATGTTTAAGGAAATGAAAATTATATTTATATAAAATGATTAATCCAAATAAAGATAATTAACAAGAAATATATAATCTTTATTTAAAGTAAAAGTATAAAATGGAACAAAATGATAATAATGATAATAATTCAGATATAGAATTTGATGAAGAAATTATAATAGAAGACGTTATTAATGATATTGATATTGATGATATTAATACAATAAATATTAATAATGAGTTAATGCAAAATAATATAGAAAATGAAAATAGAAATTTAATAAATAATAACAATTCAAATTCAAATATAGAATTTTTAATGTCAGAAAATTCCAATAATGAGAATCCGAATAATAATACTGAAAATGAATCAAATAATAGCCAAAATAGAGATCTAAATATAGAAGATTTCAATAATATCTTATTCAATACAAATAATAACATGATGAATATTCTTCGTGATGTATTAGATGATGACGTCCAAGATAGAGAAAGCCCAGCAAATAATCTAGATTCATTTTCAAATTTACTTAATAATATTCAATCGACTTTAATCAATGCTAGTGATAGATTACCATCATTAATCAATGAATTAAATAGCAATTTATCTCAATCACCACCAGACGATGAGATAAGTTCTGATGTTCTAAATGCTAATAGAAATTCTTCTCAATCAAATTCTGGATTAGAAGGAGATTATTTAAATATGATAAGAAGAGGTAATTTAAGAACGGAAATAAGAAATGAAACTAGTGTAAATATTGGCCCAAATGCGGCTAATGATGATTTAGATATAGATAACTTAGAAGAATCAGAACAATCAAATAGACCATCCAGTTCTCAATTAAATGCTGACTATCTATATGCTTTACGACTACAAGAACAGGAATATAGAATGGCTCTTCCAAATGTGAATAGTTTAATTAGACAAAGATCTACTTCTATTCTTAGACCACCAAGAGTTAGAACAAGTACCCAAGAACAACAAACGGAAGAAACAAATCCAAATCCAAATCCAAATCCAAATCCAAATCCAAATCCAAATCCAAATCCAAATAGTAGAATAAGATCTCATTTAGAACATGTAAATGGAAGTCTTCGTGTTAGAAGAAGAGCATTTGGTGATTTAGCATCAGATGATATATTTGGAATTTTAGGTCAAAATCTTTTTGGTTCTATAGGAGTACCCCAAACACATTCAAGAAATATAAGAACTTTTAGAGATGTAATTTCTTCATTAGTAAATCCAAATGAACAATCTTATGATAATATTCCAGTTGTTTTAGAGGAGAAAGAAATTAATAATTTAAAACAAATAGAATTTAATGATAATTGTATAGAAGAAGGAGTACATCAGAAATGTACTATTTGTTTAGGTGAATATGAAAAAGGTGAAAAATTAACAATTTTACCTTGTGAACATGGTTTTCATACAGATTGTATTAATAGTTGGTTAAAAGAGTATAGTTATAAATGTCCTATTTGTAGAAATGAAACTGGTTCTGGAAGACCAGTATTTAATAATAGTACTAGAAATAGATCATTAATTCGAAATCGTGGTCCAGAAAATTATGCTTCGAATTGGGGTGCTTATAGAAATCATAATATAAGAAGAAGTGCTTCAGCAACTCGTCCATCTTCTCAAACTATAGCGTCTAATCTAGGGGTAATACCACCAGCACCAGAAGCAGCAGCACCAGCACCAGCACCAGCACCAGTAGATATCTCAAGTAGTTCTGCTCCAGTTTCTGATGCTTATTTAAGTAATGTAATGGATACTTCTAATAATATAGAAGAACCGGTCGCTTCAAATGCAGTTGAGTATGATGATGATAGTAAAATGGAAGAAGTAGATTAAGTTGTTGAATTTTTTTTTTTTCAAAATTATTTTTTCTTACATATATAGTATAAATATACATGTCTCCTAAACAATTATTCAATGACGCACTCGCAGCTTTAGAAAACAAATATATCGGAACTATTGTATCCCTTTTCTTAGTCTTATACGGAGGTCTCGCAAGACCAGAACTCCCAACTGTTCTCAAAACCTTACTTGCTAATGATATTTTCAGAGTAATATACGTTTTCGTCTTAGCATATATTGCTGATAAAAATGTCCAAGTCGCTCTTGTTTGCGCAGTTGTCTTCATGGTTCTTAATGGACTTTGGGCAGATGCTGAAGTCAAAGAAGCATTCGAAAACTTAGATGATGTTGATGAAACTTGGGAAGAAGAAGAACCAGAAATGTTTGAAAATGAAGAACCAGAAATGTACGAAAATTATGAAGAAGAACCAGAAATGTTTGAAAATTATGAAGAAGAACCAGAAATGTTTGAAAATTATGAAGAAGAACCAGAAATGTAAATAATTTAATTTAAAACTAATTTCATATATATTTAAAATTTTTTAAAAGTCTATGAAATTATTCTTCACCTTGTTCTACTACTTTAGGTGCAATACAAAAATAACTATCATCTTGAAGAAATACTCTGAATATAATAAAACCGATACCAGCAGTTACTAAAGAAATTCTAGTTCTTTTAGTAATAGTAAATGTAGCACAAAAGATAAGAATACCTTTTGCCCATGGATTTTTTAATAATTGTTTAATTCCTTCACTTACTTGTTTTTCAATATATCTACCCCCAATAGAATGAAGGATAAAAACAGCCGCTAAAAAAATTTTACTTTGATCTAATTCATTTAATAATTGTTCAAATTTTTTGTGTATGTTGTTAAACATTGTTAGTATAACTTTATATAAAGAAATTTTCTTCAATTAAGGATTATAGACATTTAAAAAATTATATAATGGAAGAGAATTATATTAGATTTGAGGATCAAGAAAACCTTGATAATAATAATGATGAAGATAATAATGATGAAGATAATAATTCACACAATGATATTTTTATGCCAGATAATTCAGTATTTATAGAAAATCAATTAATAAATCAAATGATAATTAATGATAATTTTTTAATTAAAGTTTATAATTATTATCATGGAAGAGGTTTTACTTGTATTTTGATTGATGATATATTAAATTTATTTGGTCTTTTATTTATAATATTGTATTGTGTCTTTTTATTTGAATGTATAGATTATAAATTATTATTTGAAAATAATTCATTATTCGAATCAACAAAATTAAGTAATATTAAACATATATCATTTTTTACAATCTTATGTATTATTCTAGTATCTTTTGTTTTTCTATATAAAATGTTGAGAGTTATTGAAAAGACTAAACAAAATATAAAAATTAAAGAATGGTACGAAGAACATCTAGATATAGATCATGAAAAAATATTAACTATAAAATGGTCAAATATAATGGATAAATTAGTAACCATATGTAATAATCAAGTTTTTCAACCTACAATTACTAAATTAGATATTGTAAATAGAATTATGAGAAAAAATAACTATTTCATTGCGATGGTTGATTTAAATATTTTAAGTTTAGATTTAAACATTCCATGTTACGGGAAGTATATGTTTTTATCTAAATATTTTGAATGGACTTTACATAAATGTATATTTAATTATTTTTTTGATTCTAATTCTCAACTTAAAAAACAATTTATAACTGACGCAAATACAATTTTACATGGAAATGATATAGCAAAATTTAAAGAAGAATTAAAAAATCGTTTTAAAACAATGACAATAATTAATGTTTTTTGCTTACCATTTATTTTGTTATTTCAATTGACTTATTTTTTCTTCAAATATGCCGAAGAATATCGTAGAGAACCGTATTTATTAGGTTTAAGACAATATTCACATTATTCAAGATGGAAATTCCGAGAATATAATGAATTGCCACATATATTTGAAAATAGATTAAATATGAGTTATGATGATGCTTGTAAATATATATCACATTTTTCCAATAAAATTACACAAATGGTTAAAGAATTTATTGTATTTATAGCAAGTTCATTTCTTGTATTTTTAACAATTGTGAGTATAATTGATGAAGATGTATTATTTAATGATGTTACTTATAGAAGAAGTGTATTATGGTATATAGGATTATTTGGTGGTATAATTGGAATATGTAAATTATCAAAAAAAAATGAATTTATATATAAACCAGATAAATTATTAAAAAGAGTTGCTATTTATACGCATTATTATCCAAATGAATGGAAAAATAATGAACATTTACAAATAGTATATGAAGATTTTTCACATTATTTTCAAATAAAAGTATATTCTTTATTGGAAGAACTTTTAAGTTTTATAATAACTCCATATATGCTTTATTTTAAATTGTATTCAGATACAGATAAAATTATTGATTTTTTTATTAGTTATACAATTTATAATCAAAATATAGGATACATGTGTTCATTTGCTAATATGCAAACGAATAATAATATCCCAGAAGAAAATCAAAATAAGATTAGAAATTCTAATATTAGTTTTGAATTCAATTATAATCAACCAGAAAGAAATTCGGAAGAACCATTAAATACATTATCCTTAATTAAAGAAGATAAAATGAAAAATAATAGTGTATTATCATTAGGTTTATCAATATTACAATTAGATGATGAACAAGATAATAATGAAATAACAATCAATATACATAACTAGTTTATTTATTTTCTACTATTAATTTATAATATTAACTAGAATGCCTAAATATAGTAGATATACAAAACATAGTTCTGGAAACGATTTTTTAGATCTTTTAAATGATACCCCTTCGTATTCTGAATCAAATAATTTATTTGAAAATACTAGTACCCCTGGATCTAATACTGGTGGTGAGTGGAATTTTGATTTTACATTTGATATTAAAAAATTTCTTTATTGGTTTGTACTTTTTGTTATTGGATATATCGTCCAACCATTAGTTGTATATAACATATTACCAACCAAAATTAAAAATGCTAAAGAAGGAAAAAAAGAAAATGGTGATGCTTGGACTGAATCTGATTTCACCGCAGATTCTAGTGACTCAACTACAAGAAAAAAATTAGCAGAAGAAGCAAATGCTGAAGGAGCTATTAATGCTAATAAAAGAATTATAGGTTCTAAAATTACTTCTTTATTTGTTATCTCATTATTCGCATTTGTTTTCGGTAATTGGACTAATAACATCAATTTTGAAAATAAAATTAATATAGCACTAATGACTGTTGGTGCTTTAGGGGCTACTTTTGGTTTAGAAATGTTAAAAAGTGCTGGTAATATTACCGCATGGATTGATAAACTTGAAAAAACACTCAAACCAATTAATACTGAATATCCAGGATTTACATTTAAACCTTTTAAAGATGTAGGAGCTATTAGTACCCTTATTTCTATCATCTTAATTATCTTTATTATTCCATTAGGATATGGAATTTATAAATCTGTAAAAGGTGGATTTATCTTATATTATATCGCATTAGCAATCATTACATTAGGTATATTTGTTGTTCTTCCATTATGGGTTAAAAATAGAATTAGTTTAACTCCATGGATCAGAGGTTTAGCAATTGTTACTTTAATTTTATGTAGATTTAATGATAAATTTTCATTCTTCTTTGCTGGTATAGCAATTGGTGCTGTTTGTTCTGAATCTCATTGGATGAAAATTCCAGATTGTATGAAAGTTACCACAACAGTTGTTAAAGATGGTACTTCTCTAGAAACAATCTCAGGATTAGCCATTGGAACTGGCGTAGACGCAAAGATTCTAACACTTAATGTTACTAACTTACAACAAGAAGATGAAGTTACAATCACCATGCAAAAAGATGATGGTACTGATATTGATGGTTTAACTAACGCAAAATATATCATTCCAACAACTCATGCTAACGGTCAAGCCCAAGCCTTCAAAATTGATTTAGGAAGACCGATCAACTTATTAGAATATCCAACTACTACATATCAAGCAATAGTCACAGTTAAAAATAAAGACAGAGAGGCAGGAGAACCATCAGAAGCAATTATATCAGATACTCTAATCGATCCAAAAACTGATATTTTCACTCCTCAAACTTTTAATAGACAGTTTGAAATTGAAGGAATACCAGAAGACAACACATATAAAGTTACTTTTGGAGATGATGGTGCCAACAAACTATCTGATATCACCAAAATAAAAGTAATGGTATATAACAAAGCAAATGACTTCTCTTACTTAACCAATAATTACTTCACAGCACAGTTTGGTGCAGCAACAGATCCAGTTCCAGACCCAAACCCATATAACCTTACTGGGGATGATAATAAGAAATCATTTGTTATTAACCTATCCGCTGAAATTGGTCCCGATGTTAATAATGATCTCGCTCTTAGAAAAATGGAAAATATTGAAGATTTAGGTATTGCTATCGCTTTCGCGGATGATACTAATGGGGATAATAGTTTAGCTTATAGTAACTGGTTACCAGTTCAATCAAAAGTTACAAATGCACAAGGTACTCTGGAAAATGGAACCATCTCACATACAGTAGAACCTGATACAACTCCTCCAACTGAAGTTATTGTCATAACAGAACCCGAGGCACCAGACCAAGAATCACTCAAAGTTACAGTTAAAGGAGTAGAAAATGGAATGCAACTTGGTTATGCAGTCATTCAAAAACCAGCAGAGGGTGACACATTAGAAAGTGACCAACTAAAACATAAAGGACTTGTAGTTTCTGGGGCTCAAAATGGTGAATATAGCTTTAATATTGACTTAAGACCAGCAAAAGGACAGCAAAACGACCAGGGAGTTTATACAGACCCCGAAACTGGTAAGGATGCACTTTGGAATAGATCAGCAGAGTTGACTGTTAAAGTTCAAAGTAAAAAAATGGATCCTCTTTCTAATTGGTCTACCGAAATTGCAGGTAATATTAGCAAAGACACTTTAGAAGCAGGAATCGAGGAAGCAACAATTTCAGGGCACGCAGAAAATAACTTAAAAACTCCATTATTAACTGAGGTTCTCATATCTAATGCTACTGTATTCCGAGGAATGAAAATCAGTGACCAGGGAGCACTTGTAGTAGATGATGGTGCTGATGCCCAAAAAACATCAAATCTGTTTGAAGTATCATTTAAAACTAAAAAAACTCATACGAATACTACTAATAATGAATTATTTGATAAAATATTACCAAAACAATTCCACCTTATTGTTTATAATAGTGAAAGCGACAAAAACTTAACTAAAGATTATGTTTTCTCAGATATATATGAACTTCCAAAAGAGGCTAACGGCGTAGTTACAGATTTATGGGGTTTAGCACAACCTTCTAACAAATTACCAAAAACTGATGGTATTCCAACAAAAATAGATTGTGCATTTGTAAATGAGACCGATGCAGATCCTCCAACTGTTACTAATGCTACACATATGGAATGGAAATTATATTTCACACTCCCAGCAGCCACTGAATCTATTATAACATTAAAGGCAATGGTAGCAATTCAATTTCCAGATAGAGATGATAACGGTTATACCACTGGTGAGTTAAATTGGTCTTCCTGGACCTTATTAACAGGGAACGATGCGCAAACAGGACATGTAAAATTAGATGAAGGTTTTTCTAATGTTGGTCCAACTGACTATTATAGAAATATTGGAAGTTCCACTGATTATTTTGGCAATTATGCTCCTTTTTAAATAAGTCATCAATATAATTTTATAATTTTCTTGGTTTCATATTTTTTTGTATATTAATACTAACCCCCCTAATAAAGTTTCTTATATAGATAAAAACTATATAACAAAAAATGGCTTATTCTTACTCCTATCAAGCAACTCATACCACTAGTACTCGTGTATATGATGAAAAATTAAAAAAAGTAGGTGCTATTGCTTCTACTAAATTTTATGATAAGGTAACTTATTATCAACGTCTTGCAAAAGGTGCCTGGACTTATAGAAATTTTGATAAAATCGAAGTTCTTTATGATGGTGAAGGAACTAACACTATTTATTTTGGTGAAGCATGTAATAATGTTGCGTTGGAATCAGCAACTGCGGGTGCTGCATATAGTAATTTAAAACTATGGTATAGATGTGATGAAGTTGCTCCAATGACCGGTGTTGGTGATTGGGTTGGTGAAAATCAAGGTATTGCTAAACCAGATGGTGCTGGTCCAACCCGTTCTACTGCCACTCCCCCAATAGGAACTGGTTATTTAGTTTTTAATGGAACTAATCAATACATGTATGGTTCAGTTACATCTTTACCATTAGATACTCTTTCCCTTTCTTTTTGGGTAAAAACTACTGATACTAATGGAACAATGGTATCATTTGGTGGTGGTATTACAAATAATGTAGAAAGAGCAGTTAAATTAAGTGCAGGTAAAGTTCAAGTTTTTGAAAAAAAAGACGCGGCAGAAACAACTGTTCTTAGTACTAATACAATTCAAGATGGAAACTGGCATCATGTAGTTGTTACAATTGCATCTACTAGTGGAGCATGGAAAATCTATGTTGATAATGTAAATGTTACAACAGGTTCTCAAAATGGTCCAGGTAATAGTAACTTAGCAGTTAATACATTTACACTTGGTGTAAGTCATCTTGGTGGTAATTTAGTTAATTATTTAGCAGGTTCTTTAGATGATGTAAGAGTTTATAGTTCAGTTTTATCTGCTGCTAATATTGCGGAATTATATGCTATGAAAAATTAAACCCCTTTTGAAAATATAATAACAATTTATATATATTAAAATTTAATATATATAAATGTCTCCTAGATTTAAAGAAAATTCAAATAATTTGTCTTATAGAGATATAGTAATGTCAAATAAAAATACTGAAAATAATCAGAAACCTTCGAATATCTCAACTGATAATAATAATTCAACTAATGAAATTATTATAGGTGGTACTGAATTTAATACTATGGATTTAATTCCACAAAGATTAAAGAATGAGTTATTGGAAAAAGGTTTACTTATAGTAAATGTTCCTCAAGATGGAAATTGTATGTTTCATGCGATATCTAGTCATTTGCCGGGGGTCACTCATTATAATTTACGACAAGCAACCGTATGGTATTTAAAACAAAAACGCAGTATGATGATAGAATATTTAGGAAAAACTTATGAAGAAATTTTTAAAGATCAAGATGATAGTTTTAATAAAAACTGGGATAAATTTTTAGAGTATATTGAAACAGATGGTAATTGGGAAAAAACACCAGCAGAATATATTTTAAAAATTATATCAGAATTATATAATTTGGAAATAAATATATATTCTACATTAAGTTGTAACAAACAAGAAATTGTTGGTTGGAATTATGATTATTTTAATTTACGAAAAATTTATTTAATTCATATGGCTGAAATGCACTGGTGTACTACTTATAAAACTCATGTAATTCCACAAAAAAATAATGATACACCTTCATATATTTCATAACCTTTCTTGATTTTAAAAATCTCGGTATACAGTAGAGAATATAATGTTATCCATACTATCTAGAATACTATCAATATTTTATACTACTGATCCTACCGCCCTTGAAGATGTAGTAGAAAACGATACCATTGTCAATGGCATTGATATAACTATTTCAACTGATAAATCTGATGATCTTATCTTTGTTGAATCTACATCATTAAAAACTTATAATGTTTATATTAATGATGATTATATTAATGGTAAAATTGATAAAAAAAATAATAATGTTAAAGATAACAATATTACAAAAAAATGTGGAAATAATTCTCTTGATATCGTAAATGATATAGAAAAAAACGATAATGAACCAAAAATAGATTACCATGAAAAGGTAAAAAAAGATAAAGAATATATTCTTAAAACAATGTATAAACTTCAAAAAAAGGAGGAAGAAGGATGTGATAAAGCATTAATTAAAAAGGTAAAAAAAAGAGGGAAAAAAAGAAAAAGAAAAAGAAATGGTCGTGTCAAAGCCAAAAATAAAAAACAAAAAAGAAAACAGAACAAAAAATAAATTATTCTAAATTTAAATACATAAAGTTAATTTTATAATCATATTTATGTATTTTTATAATTATGCATGAGTGTACAATTTGTTTAAAAACAATTAAAACTCAAAAATCTTTAATTTTAATCAATTCGAATAAAAATTATTGGAAAACATATTTTACAAGATGTAATTGTCAATATTATTATCATTATAGATGTTTATCCAATTGGTTAAAACGTAAAAATATTTGTCCTATTTGTAAAAATAGATTATATAATAATAGAAATAACTTTATATTAGTTCAAGTTTATAGTCGATGGGATGATTTTAAGGAAATAATATATAAAATATGGCTAATAATAGTAATACATTATATAAATTTCTGTATTTTTATGACAAAACCATTTATGTATTTTTGTGCTGGATTAATAATAATAGGGATACCATTAGCGATTTTATTAAAAATTCATATGATTTTTTATCCATAATTAAAATATATGAAAAAAAAAAATTTGTATAATTTATAAAATGAATTTTTGGCTTAACAACAATTCAACAAATAATTCAAATAAAATGGATTTATGCCAACAACAACCCTCCACATTAAATTTAAGGTATAATCCTATTAATAATAATGAAATTCATAATTTAATCAATACCCTATTATATGGTTCATATGCATATATAATCATATCATCTCATTTTAAAACTAAAGGTAATGCTTTAGATGGTATGGCAAAATTATTTAAACAATTATCTGATGAAAAAAGACAAATTGCTTTAGAAATGATTGAATATCAGCAAACACGTGGTATTTCTGTTATATTTAAAAATATTCAATCAATTAATCAATCAAATTGGTCTATTTTTGATGCTATGAAAAATGCTATGGATTTTGAAAAAAAAGTTCAAACAACTTTAGGAAATATAAAGAAAAGTAGTAGTTTGAATTTATCATATCATCTTCAAAAATTTTGTACACGACAAACAAATGTCATTAATCAATTAAATCAAATTTATAATGAATGTAATAGATGTGTAAAAAATGGAACAAATAAACTTGTATTTGATAGAAATTTACTTAATAAATTAAGTTAATTATAATATAAATGAAGAAAGCATCTTGTATTTTATTAATAGATGAAAAAAACAAATTATTCTTATCAGTATCATTAAAAACTGATAAAACTGATTTTAATTTACCGGGAGGTAAAGTAGAAAAGGGTGAAACATTTAAACAAGCCGCTGTAAGAGAAATGAAAGAAGAAACTGGTTTAGATATATTAGAAAAAGATTTAACTGAATTTCAAGAAGACTTTGTTGATGGATATCAAGTAATAACTTTTTTAGCAACTAAATATAGTAATGAAATTTATACAAAAGAAGAAGGTATTGTTATTTGGTTACCATATATTCATTTAACTAAATCAAAAAGTTGGAAAGAAGAAAACTCTAATTTATATTATAAATTAATAAAACATTGATTTTGTTCTTCGATTATATTTTTTTAAATACGAAGGAATATTATTACAAATGTGTACGTGTGATGGGCTTTTATAATTAACACATTGTTCATTTGATGGTCTTCCTAAATATACCATACCTTTTTCAGGTTCAATTATAGATATATGTTTTAAAATAAGTTCACTTATATCTCCAGAAAATATATTACATAATAAACAATATAAATAATCTCTTCGTAAAATGTCTTTTAATAATAATTGTCTATAAAACCGAATTATACTATTATCCATATTGGATTTTTTTTCTGAAACATCCCTAATATAAATATACCGTTGTATGGTATATTCTAATTTTTGAATAAATAATGATGAATACTTTTTAAGTATTGGCATTTTAATATTTAATAAGTATTTCTATTTTGATTTTCTTAATTAACAACATCTATTATTATACTGATTAGATGTAATTTCAAAACTCTCTGCTTTTACCCTTATTCCTCTAGTCTCATATTTAGGAATTTTTCCACTCTCAATTTTCTCAAGAATTTCTTTACATTTCAATTCAATAATATTAGTAATATTTCCATTTTTGGCACTTGTTTCATAAAAAGACATATTAGAGTTTTTAGCAATACTATCTCCTTCTTTGAAATCAACTTGCGGATTATAATATTTTTCCCTTAAATCACTCTTATTGGCAATTAATGATATAAATCTTAAATCATTATTATTTTCGTTTAAAATTCTTTGCCACATTTGAATCTTGTTAAACGAATGACGATTCATGATATCATATACGATAAAGGCACCGATTGCGTTTCTATAATAAGATTGTACTATAGATAAATATCGTTCTTGTCCTGCAGTATCCCATAATTCAACTCTAATTTTTTTATCATTTACATTTAATATTTTCATATGATATTCTACACCAATTGTAGTGTCATATATACGCGAAAATTTGTTAGTAACAAACTTCTTTACAAGGCTAGTTTTTCCCACACCAGAATTACCAACAACAATAAATTTGAAGGCATAATCATAATTATAGTAACTATCCATTGTTTGAATATATACTTTTAAGTAATATCTTTAATTTTATTTTATTGAAAATACTTCCAATTATGGTAACATTTAGAACATACTATGGTTATACTTAAATTTTGACACTGGTAATAAGCAGAATTATTAACTTTTTTACATTTTGGACATTTAATAGTCTTTCTGGGATAAGTTGGATCATTATTAATATATTTATGATTAATAAATGGTGCGGATTCATTCTTTTTATATTTTTTTCTAAAAATACAATTATCAGTTGCTTCTTTTTGATAATCACAAGATTTACAATAACTAAAAATCTTTCTTTGTTCTGGATTTTCCTTAATATAAAGGAAATTATTACAATTTTTACAAAAATCCATGTATAAAAACTTACTTTATAATTTAATATAAATTTCAATTTTTATTTACTTTATCTATAATCTCTGCACCTCGTCTTCAATAAATTCATCATATCTTAATAAAGGACTATCATTTCTACGTGTTGTAGTCATTAAAATTATTAAAATAACAATCTGTAATAATGCACAAACTAAATATGGTAAAACTAATAAGAATGATTGACCATTAATTAAAAATTGATATATAATAGTTAAAAGACATCCACATGTATTTAATGCTAATGTGATAAAAGATAATGAACTTACCATTGTAGACATATATGTTTCAATAACTTGGGGGATCCATTGTATAATACTAGTAATTGTTGCTATAATATACATAGTATCGATTAATTTTTGTGAAGTAGGAGCAATTATAGAAGCAGTTCCTAAAATAATTAAAATAATCCAAGATAGACAAAATAAAATAAATACATGTCTATAATTTCTATCTAAATCTTCTACTTCATATAATTGATTATAAAATGTTATATTATTATCATTTTTGATATAATACATATATATCACAATGTATGTATAATAACAAATACATACAATTATTAACTGAGATACATCTAATCCAATTTCAAATGATTTTAATGTAGATAAATTTAATAAAATTGATGCATACATAGTACAACATGAACTTAAACAACCCATAGAAATTGTATAAATATTAATACCAGTAATAGATTTATTTATAATAATTTTGTGAAATTGTACCCCATATGAAATAACAGTGCCAATAATAAGTATAAATCCAATAATACCAGATAATGCAGAATTCATTTAAATTGTATTAAATTATTATTGTTAATTGATTTCATTTTTAAAGGGACTGGAATTATTTTATTCTAATTTTCTAATCTTATATAGTGTGACTTCTTCAGTCATCTTCGTCGTGACTTCTTCGGTCATCTTCATCGTGACTTCTTCGGTCATCTTCATCGTGACTTCTTCAGTCATCTTCACATAGTTTTCAAAAACCTAGTTTTTCAAAAACTTTGGCACGTAGCGGGCCGGAAAGTCCCAGGCGGTCATTTTGTAACATTCATCTGGAATTCCAGATGAACTGCGGATGAAATATCGGTAGAAACATATACGTGGAGCATAAATACTCAATCGCATATTCTTCGTATCCCACCAATTTTCCGATCCACTTGTCCAAACTCCTCGTCTGGTATGGGGGCAGAGCATCATGTATGTCTGTTTTTGTTTCCTCTGGAACTTGTTGATGTAACCAAAATCACATTTCATTGAAACAATCTCTGCTCCGTTGAAGGTTGCGAATGAATATTTCGCCAACCTGCCAGACATACCGATCAAATCAGAATATCCCATCTGGCTGTGCTTAAATTGACCAGTTGTCAACAGTTCATTGACTCCTCCAAATGCGACAACCAAAGGGATTCCAAACCGAGCGAGTTTCTTGATCTCAACCCAGAATGGTTCATACCGGTAGTCTTTGTGCACGTTGCAGCCATAGAATTCGAGCACAATGTGTTCCAACTTCATCGTCTTCGTACTCAACTCTTCCACAGCCTTCATATTCTTTAACACCTCAGTGAATGAGCGAACAACAATCGTATCCCGCTCTGGGTTCCCATGACCAAGGAGATTAAGATTTATAGTCTTATCTGCATAATCAATCTCCGTTTCGAGACGGGTAGTTGTTCGAGTGAAAAACTTGTCACGCAGACCAAAAAAGTTGAACAAAGGCGGTTCAACCAGCAACACGGTTCGCTGCTCTTCTCCATGATAGTATTCTTCCGCTTCCTTGTAGGCAGTGACTTCTAGGTCTCCTTTGAGCGGGGAATGTTTTTTCCTTCCTTCCCATTCTCGTTCAGAGAAAGAGAGGAGGTTCATTCTTTTGTGAACCATTGGTAGATCCACTAGAGCAATCTCTAATAATAGAAGCAAATGTGCTGTTAATCAGAGATATGATATAAATATATGTATATATATAATCGATTTTAATATATGTTTTAATTGAATTCTCTGTATTAAACATTAAATGATTTAATTATGTAAAACAATAATGTTACGATGTTTAAAAGTTTTTATACTAACAATAACAATTTTTTTCATAATTAATTATTTAATCTTTGAAAATATTGTTCCAAAAGAATTAATATTAGATTTTATTCTTGAAAAATTAGATTTAAAACTTCCTCATTTTACAAATATTCCAAAAACAATTATTTTAGAAAATAATGATGAAACAAATGTGAATGATATGAGATGGAAATTTACAAATTTTAATCAATCAGAAGTAATCAATGAAAAAAATTTATTAGAAAATATTCAATTATATAATGAACATGTTGAAAGAATTCAAAGTTCTCATATAAATATAATTTATAATTGTATTGTATTAATATTTTCATTTATAATTGGAATTGTTTTTAATGTATTAAGTGAAAGTGTAAGAATAATTTATCCAATAGAAAGTACTAATAGAAAAATTGATATTCATATAATTAATTATCAAAATTTTACTCAATTAATGCGAGATAGATTAGATGGTATTAATGAAAGATTAGATAATATGAATCAATTAAATGAAATTCTAAATCATCGTATTGATAATTTACAAAATCAAATTGAATTTTTACAAAATATTCACTCAATTCTAGATGGTTCTAATACAAATTCTGGTGGTTCTGGTGATTCATGAAAAATTTTAAAGTTTTTTTTTTTCATAAATCCACTAGGTGAAAGATATAGTGTATTAAAATCCGAAATAGCATCATCTACAAGGAAAGATATTTGTTTACGAGAAAATTTCTTTTTTTCTTTTGGTTTTGTTTCATTATCCTCTTTTTTTTTTTGTTTAATTGAAACATCTTGCAATATTTCTATTTCATGATTTACATCATTTCTTGAAAATAGGCTATTAATTAAACCCATGAAAATTTTATATATAAAACTATTAAAATTGTTATCTACATTTTTTATAATTTATACTAATTTAATCGATTACAATGATGGATAGAAAGCCCATTTTAATTTTGCACAAATGCCTTTCCAGATCACATCTTGTTGATATAATTTTTCTCTGCTCTTTAAAAGAGGAAAATATGATATATATTTATCTTCACCCAATAATTCTAAAAATTTACGAATAACATAAGAATAACTTAAAAAATTTTTTCTATTTTTAGGACAACATTCAGAAAATGGTTTTTGAATTTCTTTAAACATTAATCTCATTCTTTCTTCTAATTCTCTACTTAATACTGGTGGTGGTAATCCATTTAATTTATTTATAATATGATGAATATGTTCATAATATTTATTTAACTCTAATCTTTTCAAAATTTGTCTCATTTTAACATGATTTAATTTAGACATATCTCTAATTCTTTCTTTCTTAATCTCACATAATATTCTGTCATAAACTTCTTGCTTGATATTAGTTGACTCTTTTGCTTGGCAGCAAATCCGACTTTAAAAGTCCCTTCAAAGTTCGACTGACAAAAGTCTCCCAAAAAGGATTAGATTTCTCTAATGGCTGGACTATATCTTAAGCCAATTATTGGAAATAACTAATTTCCTATGACCCACAAACATTTAGTCTCTGAACCTTTTCCATATCCTAGTTAAAAACAGACGTAGGAACTTGGCTGCGGATTATCCATTTCATCCTTTAATATAAAGGAATTATCTTTAACGTTTTTACTTTACACAAGGTCATTACCCCGTCCATCATATAGTTTCCTACATGACTTAGTAGTTAAAGCTTTAGGAAGTTCCCGCAATTTGAATGTGTTGCACAATATAGAATACTAATTGTCATTTTCTTCTATTTGTACTAGCAATTTGGGTTTTATTTTTTGTTTTTTTTCTAATTGATATCTTGATTTATAACTTTTATTAGAATGTACTTCTTTATGAAATTTAAGTGCTAATGTAAGTTTTTCTTCCAAAGTTAAAGATGAATTGGAAAAAGATTTATTTTTTTTATTTCCATCTCCATAAGTAACGCAAAATCCAATTTGTCCATTATATCCATTATATTTTCTTAAATATTTTGGTAATTTCATATCAGTAAAATATTTCCGTGTAGAATTACTGATCTTATCCTTAGAATCTTCTTTATGTTTTTTATTCCATAAAGGGTGGTTTTCTTTTGTCTGTTTTTC